AGATTAAAATAAAAAAAGAAAAGAAGATTTATTTGTGCTCTGTTTGTGGTGGAGAAAAAAAGAGTAAAATTGGATCGGTTTGCGGTGGATGCGCAAAAATAAAACAACGAAAAGTAAATAGACCAACGAAAGAATTGTTGATGCGAGATATAAATGAGTTGGGATATAAAGGATGTGGTAGAAAATATGGTGTTAGTGATAATGCTATTAGAAAATGGTTGAAATAAATATTGACAAAATGTTTATTATGTTTTATATTTGTATTGTTGGTCGGTGGCACAAAATTTATAAAGGAGAGATCATGAACGAAAATAACACAAAAAATCCGCCCTGTAAAAATGAAGAATGTGAAAATTATGATTCTGATTTTAAATCTTGTTGTTTTCTTCACACTCTTCGATCTCTAAAATCTTGCAAAAAATATGAGGACTACAATGATAAGCAAAGAAAAATTCATCAAAATTCTGACATCACTGAAAGAAGCTGAAGAAAAGGATGAGGAATATTCTAAAGCAGTTTCCTCTGCATTTGATTGTTGGGCATTGAGATATGTTCCGTGTGATGCTTATACATCAATTATAATAGATTTGTTGAATGAAATGTTTGATTTACAAAAAACCGATGAATATGGTTCGGATATAGATTATTTCATTTATGAGTTGGATTACGGTAAAAAGTGGAAGAGAGGAATGATCACTGACAAGAATGGTGTGGATGTTGATTTTTCTGATGCTGGTCGTCTTTATGATTATTTGATTAAATCCGAAGATTCTGATTCTGAAATAATTAGTGGTTGTTAAAATAACTCTTGACAAATTATAAAAATTGTTTTAGCTTGTATCAAATTAAACAGGAGAGAAAATGATAGATCAAATAGTTTACGAGTGTATTAAAAAACACGAAGGTGGTGAAAAGTTTTTTGATGCTCTGGATGATCTCGTTAGAAGTAATTCAAGACTTCTTTCTTATTTAATAGATATTGCTCTTGATTTTGAATCAAAAAATTCTATGGATTTTAAACCACCAAGAATAAATGTTATAGCAAGCGGAAAATTTGGAGCAAAACTAAAAAAACTTTATCCTGAAATTTTTCTTGTTAATGGAAATTTAAGACCTGATGGAAACTATGTTGATGCGGTATTTAACGATGAATTTCAACAAAGAATAAATCTTGGATATACTGATTGGGTTTTTGTGGATGATTCCTATTTCAATGGAATCACAGCTAATAAAGTTAGAGACTTTGTTGAATATTTCGGTGGATATTTTATTGGAATTACAGTAGCATACGATGGAAGCAGATCAGCAAAAAGAAGTAATTTGAAATGTTTGTATCGTTATCATAAAATTGATGGAGAAACTCTCAATGGATAATTTTATTGATTTTGAAGTAACCGAACAGTGGTTAAAAGAGCATCCTGATCACATATTTGTCTTTGGAGATAATTTACTAAGAATTGGAAATGGTGGAGCAGCAAAACTGAGACATCTTCCGAATACTTATGGATTTATTACTAAGAAAGCTCCGAGTTATCGTGATGAAGATTTTTATAAACCAAAGGAATTTGAAGAGGTATTTTTAAACGAATTGATAAAATTACAGATGCTTATATCTTTAACTCCCGATAAAACATATTTAATATCAAAAATAGGAGCAGGATTGGCTAACAGGTACACGATTTGGGAAGAAGTAATAGAACCAAATATTAAAAAACAATTATCTTTTAAAAATGCCGAATTTCTTTGGTAAAATATAACTTGGAGAAAATATGAAAAAAACAAGCTACGATTGGGTGCAAGAATTAAGAATTGAAGTAAAAGACCCCGATGGCTGGGACAGAAAAAACTTCGAGTATTCTTGGTTTGAAGAACAAATAACAAAAGAAGAATTTATGAAAAGAGTCAGTCATTCAACTATCATAAATTATGGTCACAGAGATAATTAAAAAATAAATAATAGGAGCAGCAAATGTTAAACGAAGTATTTTCCGGAAAAATTATATCCGTATCTGCTGGAACAAAAAAACAAAAAAATGAAGATGGAACGGTATCATACACCCCGCTATGTAAATTCAAAATTGAATCAGATGACATTGATTATGATTCTCTTGCAAAATTTAATTCATCGGTTTCTGCTACTCTTCTTAATATTCAACCGATGCCATTCAAAGATGTGGATTTTGGTGATCTGTCTATGTTTGGATTGTGTTTGGATTTGTTCAAACTTGAAGATGCGGATTCACACAACAAAGAAGTTCCAGATGCATTTTACAAAAATGTCAGAATAAAAGATTTAAAAGTGAAAAATAAAGCAAATATTCCGATTTACATTTTTTCTTTCGAGATGGTGATCGAAAATTCAATATCATTTTTGTTTAATAATGTAAAATCGGAAGTTAATTTTAAATTTACTAAAGGTGAATAAATGACATTAAAAGAAATTTTAATTGAATATTATGCCGAACATCCACTAGTCAAAGGTATAACGGGTCAATATAATCAGATATCGCATTATATTGAAAAAAATCATGGTCAATATTATTCTGTGAACGCCATACAGTTATGTACAAGAAGAAATAATCTAGCCCCACGCATATCGGATGGATATGATGGATATATTGATTGTACTGGGCAAAATCTATCATCAGTAAACACCCAAGAAACAATAAATGGCGATGAAAAAATAATAATAAGCAAGGGTTTTAATATTCCAAAGTCAGAGAAAGAAGTAATAGAGTTTTATAAAATTGATTTGACTATTTGGTATATTGATAAACTAACTTTTAATGCTTGGGGTAACGAAAAAAATGCGAACAATCAGTGCACGGTGGTTCTGAAAAAACTTAAACCAGAGAAACCGCAATTTCCAGAACTAAAACAAATAATTCTGTCAAATGTCTCTGTACCAAAAATTTCCCCGAAAAAAGATAATATAAAAACATCAGTGATAATTGGAGATAGTCAAATTGGATTTAGAAAAATTCAAGGAAAACTTGAACCATATCATGATAGAACTGCTATGGATTTGACACTACAATTGATAGACTACATAAAACCAGATGAAATTATTATACTTGGGGATATGATTGATTGCAGTGAAGCGAGCAAAAAATTCATCAAAGAACCGGGATTTTATTTTACTACTCAATCAGCCTTAACAGAGATGGCATTTTTCTTGATGAGAATAAAAAGTGTTTCAAATGCCAATATCATTTATTTGGCAGGAAACCACGAGGACAGATTAAAGAATTATGCGTACGAATACATGGCATTTGCTTACACACTAAAAACTTTTGGAACAGATTATAGTATTCTGTCATTGAAAAATTTACTAAATTTGGAACAATTGGGTGTTAATTATCTTGAGAGATATCCACAGGACAGCTATTGGATCAACGATAATTTGAGGGTAGTTCATGGTGAATATATTAACATCAACAAAGAATTAGCCAATAGCAGAATATCTACTATACAGGGGCACAAACACACGATAGAAAAGATATTTAAAACTTCTCATGGCAGACATGGAATAGAAAAAATGTTTGTTGAAAGTATCGGCTGTTTGTGTAATATAGATGGTAGTGTTCCGGGGAAGAGTCAACCAAACTGGCAGCAAGGAATCTGTGTTGTCAATACTGTTGATAAATATTTTGATACTCACGCTGTAGTTTATCATGATGGTGTAACAATTTATGATAACAAAATATTCACTGGAAGAGATTATTCACCTGAAATAGATATTATTCTGAAAAATGAAATCAGTGTTATATAGGTGTTAGTATTGGAAATAAATAAATGTTGCAAAATAGATGAAGTTAGATTGAGCAGTTTAATACATGATTTCGCGGTTGGTTGGGTTATAACTTGTGGGGTTTGCAAAAAAATAATGTATAGCAGAGTTTTTGATAAATCCCACCAATTTTCTCGATCAATTTTACATCTAACCGAATTACAGCATGACTTAATAAAAAATTGGAACACTGCTAATCCAAAAAAAGATGAAGAAACACTTGACAAAGTTGAAAATAATACATAACTTGCAAACAAAATAAAAACAAGGAGGAAGCATGGATCATTATGAAATATATAATCCATCAAAAGAGGAACTGGAAACTCTAAAAAAATTCAGTACAATTCGTGATATGCTATTTATTGAAAATGACAGAATCAGCATAGTTGACGGAAAAATGGATCAATCAAAAAAGCTCAATGGTATGACTGTGTGTGCGGTCAAGAAATTAGACAAGCCCTATAGTTTTGAGAAAAAAATAGGATTGAGATCGGTTTCTGATTTTCTGAAAATTGTCAACGACAAGAATGTGGATAAAGTTGAAATTCGCGTGTATGAGACCCATCTTCTCGTGGTGGATAAAGAGAAAAAAATAAAAGTAAAAATAATGCTTTCTCCAGAAGATTCAGGTGTTATTCCTTTCACTGATGTCGAGGGAAAAATCGAGAGAGGATTCAATATGCCAAACAAACTCACTTTCAGAGTTGATTGGTCTGTTTTGAGTGATCTATCCACACTACAACAGAAATTGAAAAAGAAATTCTTCTTTATTTCAGAAAAAGATAATGGTGCAGTTATTTTAAAAATTGGTGATAATTTTTCTACTGAAACAGAAGATTGTGCAGAAATTGAAATTGAAGGAAACATAACAGACAACACGCTTGACAAAGTAAAACATGGTGGATATTCTAAGTTTGAGTTGGTTCTTGACAATTTCGTAGAAGATACCTATGAAATAACTATCAATGAAAGACTTGTTATTTTCAAAGGGCAGGAACGCAAACACAATTATCTTTTCAGCCAAATAGCTAAATAAGGAATTTTAATGGAAAATGTACTGGATTATTCTACATCAAATTATACTAACATCTTTGACCGATTAAAAAAAGTAGATTTAAAAAGTTTATCGAAAGATGAATTGATTAAACTAAAATCAAAATTAGAGGAATATTCCAATTTCTGGGATATTAAAAATAATGTGTACAAAGTAAATGTTATTAACTCCTTGTATGGAATACTTGATAAAGAAGAAAGTCCAGTACATAATCCAAAAAATGCAGAAGCAGTTTCTTCGGGGTCGCAGTTTTGTGTTCGATCAGTGAAAGACAGAATACAGAAAGAACTCGGAGATGAAGTAGATTGTTTCTACAATGATACCGATAGTGTTTTTACGCAATTAAAAACTATTCCGGATAATCCTGATAGTAAAAAATTGGCGCAGAGTATGTTGGCTTATAGCAAAGATAAAGTTGTTCCTATCATTAAATCAAATTTTGTGGATATGGCTAAATTTTTTAATGTTGAAAATTTGATAAAAATGGAAGTTGATGAAATTTGTGATCAGATGATAATGCATAGCCCCAAACAATATATTGGTCGTTATATCTACAAAGATGGCAAGTTCTACGATAAAAAAGATTACAAATATAAAATCAAAGGTGTTAGTATTGTTCGCCGAGATTCCCCTATATGGGTAAGACAAAAGCTGGAAGATGCTTTGAAAATTATTTTTGATGGAACAAACAAAGATATGTGGGATTATATTGATATCGCAAAAAAAGAATTTATGGAACTTGATCTTCGTAAAGTCGGAAAACCTATGAGTGTATCTGATATGGAAAAATATAAAATGACAGATATTCCCATGCTGTCTATTAATGATGACGACGAAGATGACGATTTTGATTCTACTTATATTGATTCTGAATTTAAAAAAGGAACACCAAGACAAACAAAAAGTGCGTTGTTGTATAATAAATTTATTATAGAAAATAAACTCGAACAGACACATCAGTTATTATACAGCGGATCAAAAATTGTGTATGTTTATTTGAAGAAAACAGCATCACAAAAATTGGGATTGGATAGTATGGCAATTAATGTTCACGATACTATTCCTGCTATGCTGTATGACATCATAAAGGATGAGATAGACTACGATAAAATGTGGGATAAAGTTTTTAAATCCAAAATGAAATTTATTATGGAAGATGTTGGTTGGACTTTTGAAAGAATTGATGATTTCTTGGATAACTTATAATGATATTAATAGATAGCAGTATAGATATTCACAGCTTGGTTTATGCCAACATTGATGTTTTTCATATAAAAAATTTGGAAAATCTTCCTGAATCAGAACAGCATCCGTATAATTATTTTGTTCATGTGTTTTTAAATCAGATACTAAAAAGAATAAGAGAATTTGGTGCAAGTTCAAACAACAGGATAATATTGGCTTTCGATGATAAAAGCTGGAGAAAAGAATATTTTCAGAAAGTGAAAGATCAGTATTTTAAAAATTATTACAAATCGAAAGAAGTGACTGATGAAGGTTACAAAGAACACAGGGAAAAATCAAAAGAAGTTGATTGGAAAAAAATTTATGAATTGGTAGATGAAATTATACTTTTTTTAAATTCTTCCACTGATGTTTGTGCCATGAAAGTTAAAAATACTGAGGGTGATGATATCATTGGATATCTTACCTTACAGAATAATAATGATCATATTGTTATTCTTTCTGGCGATAAAGATTTTAGACAGTTAATCACAAAAAAGAATATTAAATATTTTAATACAAGAAAATATCTTTACGAAGATGTTGCTGATCCGGAATTATTTTTGAAACACCATATCATAATGGGTGATAAAGCCGATGAAATTCCTGCGGTTATAAAGGGTGTAGGAAAAAAGAAAGCATTGAAATTACTACACGATATTGATACCATTCGGCAAATTGATAAAGATGTAGATTTTCGGTATGAAGTAAACAAAAAACTTATTGACTTATCATGTATTCCGAGTTATATTACCGATGAAATTGCTAAAAGTTATAATAGCCTAAAAGATAGTTATAATTTTGACGGGAATAAAATAATGGACTTTTTATCTAAATACGGATGCAATAATCTGATGATGACTATGGGCAATTTTTCTTTGAGAGGAATACACACAGAGCAGAAAAAATTTGTTGATGGTGTTTCTGTGAGTGAACGAATAGTTGATGATTTCTTGGATAACTTATGATGAATTTTGAGACAGATTTCATATCCTTTCAAAAACAGAACGAACTAAAAGATAGTAATATTATCAGGGAAAATTATTACATAAAAAAATTGAATAATACTTTCTGTTTTTATTGTGGGAACGAGCAGATAGAACAATATGTTAGATATTATTATGTTTATCCTCATGCTGTTGCTGTGAGTGTTTTTGATGGAACGGATTGGAAAAGATATCTGTGGAAGAATGAACAATATGTTTTGGATTATACTTCAAGATATTTTATTTTATCTTTCCCCCATAATTTGCTGATTGATATTTCAGATAATACTTTCAAGGTATGTTTATTCAAGATGACTGAAATAGAAATTGTGATAGAACGGGTTTTACTTTCTTTTAACAATTTTTTATTGGATAATGACAGATTTTATTTTTTGGATGATAACACCTCCAGAAAATTGACCTACGATAAACAAACCAAGAAATTTGATTTACGGGTTATGAAAAAGAATCCTTTGGTTTGCAAGAAAACTACTGTCTATTTCGATAATATCACCGGGATGGATATTTACAACACCAAGAGCAATAAGCTCATAGAAACGGTTCAGCGATCTTATAAATTGGAAAAATACTTATATATAATAAAAAAAGATTACCGATATGTTGTATTAAATTTGATGAAACATGAAGTTTTGTTCACCGGAAACACTTTTCACTTTATAAATAACAGTGGATGGATTATGGATAAAAACAAAAACGAAATAGCTATAATCACACCAGAGGAAATAGATATACTTAAATATGATGAGTATATGAACGGAACAAACACTTCAATGAAGAAAATAAATAGAAAAAATTTTGGAGGATAAAATGGACAAAAAAATAAAATGTATGATATGTGGTGAACTGGTTGAAACTGATCTATGCCGAATGAAATTGAATGAGCAGACCCTTGTTGGGCATAGAGAGTGTTTGAAGGAAAAAGCCACCACGCAAGGTTTAAACGAATCAGCAATAGTTATTGAACCAACATCAGTGTTGTTTGGATAATGAACTATTCTAAAGAAAAATTTTTATCAAAAGTAATACATCTACTCGATACGGATAAAACCACCGAGAACTCTGATGCTGTAAATTTTTCTTGTCCTTTTTGTCACGAAGGAAAAAGCAAAGGCAGAAAGCGGAGAGCTTATATTCTGAAAAATGAAGATTATCGTTTCTATTGCCACAATTGTTCTAAAGCTATGAACTTTGAGTGGTTCTTAAAAGAAATGGATAGTGACATTTTCCGTCAGTATTTTGTTGAGAATAAAGATTTGTTGATGGAACAGTTTTTATCCAAAGAACCCAAGCAAGAGAAAAAGAAATTGAAAGACGATACCGAAGATAATTTGGTTTACATGGACTTTGATCACAATTTCATTAAAGCAACCGCAGTTAATCCCGCGATAGAGTATATTCATAAAAGAAAAATTCCTAATAAATTTTGGGATGATATTTGGTGGTATATCGGAAAAGAAAAAACCGGTTACAATAATTGTATAATTTTTCCCATGAGAAGAAACGGAAAAATTTATGGTTTTACTGCGAGAAGTGTTTTTGGAAAATATTTTCACATTCATTTAGCGCACGAGAATAACACAAAATTGTATAACTACTACAATGTCAATAAGAATTTGGAATGTTTCATAACTGAAAGTATCATAGACTCCTTATTTGTCGAAAACAGCATGGCTATACAAGGTGTAACTATAAGTAAAAAATTATTACAGGATTTCTACCGACCAGTTTTTATTTTAGATAATGATGCAGAGGGAACAAGCCACACTGGGATAATTAAAAGCAAAGAATTAGTTAAGAAAGGGTTTGAAGTTTTTATTATGCCAAAAGAATTAAATCAATACAAAGATATCAACGAATTAGTTATGTCTGGATTTCCAGAAAATAAAATAATGCCGTTGGTCAGGAAGAATATTTATAGCGGGAAAGAAGCTCTCATCAGATTAGCATTAAATTAATCAAAATAACACTTGACAAAAATAAAAAATTAACTTAATTTTATAGCATGGAGGAAAAATGAATGTAGCAATGCAATTCAGGTTCATAGACGATCAATTTATAGTATCAGGAAATGACAGCATTTTTTTCAAAGGCGACAAGATTTATTTTATGGGAAAAATTGGTGGTCAGCAAGATGAATATTGCGAGATAATCAAAGAACACACTAAAACTGATAAAGGACTTGAAGTTATAACTTTTGAAGATTTTAAAAATTTATCTTCATATGATAAAAGTTTCTTGATTATTTATTTTGATACTCCGTTCATTAATAAAATTGATAAACTCATTTTGGAGGACGGATGGGATAAGGAAGAATTAAAAGAAGTAATGGAAGAAGAAAAAGAAAAATTCAAAGATATAGAAAAATTACTAAAAAAACATCAACATATAATTGTTCAATAAGGAAATCAAAATGACTGAAGAAATTGAAGTAGCAGAATTTGAAGAAATCAAGGAAGAAGAAACTGAATCAAATGTTGTTCATGGTGTATTTAAACAATCTGGAGAGGAAACACTTTTAGACAAAATGAAAGATGTTCAAGAAGTCATAAGATCAGAGGGAGAAAAACCTTCAAATTTTGATGAACTTCCTGTTGTCAATATGCCATCTTCGGATAGCATAGAACAGAAATCACCAGAAGAACAGAAAGAAGAATTAAAACAACTTAAAAAATGGCCAACTCTCAGATATCCTGTTATAGAATGGTCTGATCTGAATGTTCGTAAAATGTTTTTCAGTTTGCTTGTAAATACTTTCACCAAATATGGAACAGAAAGAAAAGGCAAAATGTATTACAAAACTGTGTATAATTATATTGATGTAGAAAAAAGAGAAAGTTTGAATCCTCTGAAAAAAGAGAAAGAAGTTGTAAATATTATGGTCTTCGATAGTCCGAAAAGAAAAGTTAAATTCAGTTTTGATATGAATAATGTGTTAAATCTGAAAATTCACAAAGGAAGTGAATCGAAAATATTTAAACTGTTTATGGATAATTTTGATGATGCTTTCCGTGCTATTTCTGAGGAAGCCATTAAGAAGGAAGAAGAATTAAAGAAAGATGAGATGGTTGAAGAAAATGATTCAGTAGAAAAATAACTCTAATTTTTTGGATAATCTATGATAGCAATGATAACGGATACACATTTTGGAGTTTCTAACTTTGATAAAACAATTTTTCATTATCAATTAGATTTTTTCAAAGAACAGTTTTTTCCTTTTCTGTTGGAACACAACGTGAAAGATGTGTTGCATTTGGGAGATTTGTGTCACCACCGGCAAGTTATGGACATCTATATCCAACAAAATCTTGATAGAGAATTTTTTGGATTTTTTGAAAAGAATGATATCAAACTATGGCTGCTTGTTGGAAATCACGATACCTATTACAAAGCTGATAATGATATTAGTTATGTTTATACACTCGAAAAATATAAAAGTGTAGTCATCATTGATAAACCATTTCAACATATTTTTGAAAATAAGAATTTTGGTTTTATTCCTTGGGGATATGAATCGGAATTAAATAAAGGAATCCTTCATCCAGATAACATAAGTGTCCTTTGCGGTCATTTTGAGATGGGGGATATTTTAGAAAATCCTGTTAGAAGTACCTTAAAAGTTTCGGATTTTGCTGATTATGAAGAAGTTTTATCCGGTCACTATCATTCAAAAATAAAAAATTCTACTGTTCAGTATTGCGGCTCGCCTTACCCGATGGATAGGAATGATTATGGTATGCAGAAAGGATTTTGGTACTATGACATCACCGGTAAACATTTTGTAGAAAACACGATATCTCCGAAGTTCTTAAAAGTTGAATACAATGATGATGGAAAAAATCTTTCAATTTTGGTTGATGACGGAATAACAAAAACTGAATTTTCTAATGCGGTTCTTGCCACAGAATTTATAGGAGAAAATTTTACAGATATTTATGTTAAAAAATACATAAACGAAGTCATGCTTGATAAATTTCTCGGTGACATAAAGAACACAAAACGATATCAGAACTATGAAGTCGTTGCGGCTCTTGAGGAAGAAAGCCAGCAGACAGAACATGAAAAAGGAATAAAAGATTCTTGTATTGAATACATAAATGCCCTGACATTTGAAATAGAAATCAATCAGGATTTTTTAATTGAATTATTTACAGAGTTATATGATGAAGCAGAGGAGATGTTATAGATGAACAATATGATAAAATTTGAAAGACTTGAATTTAGAAACTTCCTCTCCTATGGAAATGTACCAACTGTTTATAATTTCAATAATGGAATAACTCACATTCAAGGAAAATCCGGAAACGGAAAATCTGTTCTCACTGATGCCCTTTGTTATGTTCTTTTTGGATCAGCCTACAGAGATATCAAAATAGCCAAACTTGTGAACTGGACTAATAAATCCAACACTGAAGTTATTCTTTATTTCACAAAAAACGAAAAAAGATATAAAGTTAGAAGAACACTTAAAATGAAAGGTGAAGCCGACTTTTTTGGAATCTATGAAGAAAAAGAAAATGGGGAATTTGAAATTGTTCCACAGCTTCCGCATAAAAAAGATTATCAGAAGCAGTTTGAAGAAAACATTTTGGGTATGGATAAATATTACTTTGAAATGATCGTTATTAAATCAGCAATCAAACCTCTATCATTTATTTCAATGAAGAAAGCTGATAGAATAACTTTCATGGATAATATATTTTCTATTCATCTTTTCGATTATATCACCGAGCAAAATGTGAAATACATAAAAGAACATAATCAGAAAAAAGAAATAGCTTCAAGTTCTTTATCATTAAGCACAAAGAATTTAGAAACACAAAAAAATATTTTACAGCAATCAAGTGAGCAACTGAAAGATGTAATAAGACAGCAGATAAAAGAATTAGAAGAAAACAATAATTCAAAAAAATCTGAAATAGAAAAATATGAGCAAGGGAAATTAATTGTAGATAAATACAAAAATATTCTTAATGACATAAACAAAAACATTTCTGAATTAAATTCAAAACATACTGCGATTGATAGAAAAATTGTAGAGCAACAAAGTTACATCAATATGTCTGATACAAAAATAAAACAGTATAATTCAGATATTCAGAAGTACGAAGAATTGATAAAAAATTATAAAGTTCATGACACGGCTTCTATTGAAAAAGAATATTCTGATCTGAATAATAAATTGACTAATCTTAATTCTGATTTCATCGATTGCCAAAAAGAAAAGGTTGGAATAGACACAAAGATATCGGAAGCAACAAAAATAATAACCCAGATGACCTCGATTTGTGGTGATTGTATCAGAGTGAAAGATATTCAGAAAGATTATAACATTGAAGAATTAAAAACCAAAAAAGAAAAACTTTTACTTCAGATTGATGATGTTAATAAGGATATCACCGACACAAAAACTGAAATTGAATTAAAAAAACAACAGATAAACAAAATAAAACAAGAAGAAGAAAATAATTCAAACAACCAAAAACAGCTAACAAACGCAGTTGGTGAATTGTCCAAGCTGAATGAATCAATCATTATATACAAAGCGGAAATTGAACAGCGAAAACTCGAAATAGAAGCGATAAACAAACAACTCGAAGATAAGCAGACAGAACAAACCGAAACTCAGAAGATGACGGCAAAAGAGGGAGAGATTTATTCCTCCCTTTCAAGATTAAATTCTGAAATAAATTCAAATAATTCTAAAATTGCTTCTTTGAATTTGGAATTGAATAAAGAATATCCATTGGTTCAGTTGGAAGCAATAGAGAAAGATATTGAAAATTTTACAACAGAATTGATAGAACTTGATCGGATATTGACACATAGAGAATTACTGAAAAAAATTATTCAACCAATGAAATACTATATCGTAAAAAGATGGATGCCTTATTTCAACAAAGTTCTGAATGATTATATGTTCAAGTTCGAGCTTCCTTTCAATATTATATTTGATGAACAATTCAAAGAGACGATAATCAGAAAGAATAAAGCCGAAGTTGATTATGAAGCTTTGAGTTTGGGTCAGGGAAAAAGAGTAGATTTAAGTATAATGCTAGCTCTCATGGATTTAAGTAAAAAAATTAAAAATCAAAGTTATTCATTGTTGATGGTTGATGAAATTTTTAATGGTCTGGATAATGATAGTTTGACGATGCTGATGAACATTTTCAAAGAAAAATCAAAAGAAATGGAAATAATCTGCATGGTTCATCTTATAAATTTCGGAGATAACACAGTTACCCGGAACTTTAATATTGAAAATGTGAATGGTTTCAGTGAATTAAAACAGGTATAGGGAGAGAATTATGAAAGTAGTTCATTGGAAAAAAGAACCTTATGATGTTTATATTGGGCGACCAAGTAAATGGGGTAATCCATTCACACATAAACAAGATGGGAAAACATTGGCAAAATATATAGTTGGAAGTAGAACGGAAGCTATAGAAGCATACAGAGAATGGATTACCAACGGCGACGGTAAATATTTGTTAAATGATTTACACGAATTGAAAAATAAGATATTAGGTTGCTGGTGTAAACCTCAATCATGTCACGGTGATATTCTGTTGGAATTGGTTAGTGAACTTACAGATAATAAAGATATGGAGAAATAATTATGAAAGTAACAATGAGTGTAGAATCAAAAATAGAATGTGATGTATATGAAATAGCGAAAACTATAGCACACTCTCCAGAATTATTTGCTGACTTATGGTTGAGTTTTTGCAATTGTTGTAATCATGAAAACATTGATATGACTGAGTTTGGAAAATTGATGGCAGAGGGCATGGATTTAATAGATTTAAAGCATTAGAAAAAGTGTATGATTCAATGAAATATCACCATATGAGAAATGAGGAAAGAGAAAAATTGGACGAGAAATATGGTTATAAATTAAAATGCTAAAAGAAACAGCGACATATAATTGGGACAGTCAGCTAACCTTTAAATTAGCTTTATTATTCTCGGTAGAGGAACTATAAATGCCTCTATGTAAAATGTTTATAGATGCATTGAAATCTGCATCCATAGTCATTCCACAACTTAAACATAAAAACTTTTCTAACTTCCTATTATCTTTATGTTTGTGTCCACATTTACTACATGTTTGACTTGTATAGGCGGGATCAACTTTAACTAAATTAATTCCTTGCTCTTCACAAATCATAGATAGTTTATTCAAAACCTTTGGATAACTCCATCTCTGTAGCTTGTTATTAAATTTCTTTGAAAATTTGCTTTTTGATTTTACATTCTTTAAATCTTCTACTACTATTGTTGAAATACTTTCTGTTTCTATCTTGTTTATACTTCGATTAATTAAATTATCTCTTTCGGTTAATGTTTGTTTGAAGTTTTTTGATCCTTGTTTCTTTCTTGATAACTTCTCATAGATTTTTTCAAGTCCATCATCATAAATCTTGTTCTCTGATGAAATAAGTAGCTTCTTGTATCCACAATCTAATCCTATTTGTTTTCCTTCCAACTTTTTACTAACTTCTTCCTTCTCCCAGAATAAATCAAAATAGAAGTTTCCGTTTAGTTTGTTAAGTGAAATAGAGTTCTTCAACTTCCAACCAGAAGTTCTGAATTTATTTGAATGAGAATGATACTTTATTGGAAGATTAATTGTTTGATATCTTCCCGCCGATTTTTTATATGGTGTAGTTAATCTCACAAATGAATCAAAATTTTTAGAATCCGAAGTAAAATTAAATAAATGTACAGTTAATATTATCGTAACATTATTCAATTTTGGTTTGACGAAATATTTAGTTTGCTGAATTGGTTTGAGTTTTAATTCTTTAAATCGTTTTGTTGTGAATTTATTATATCTATTTTGTTCTTTCAGTTTAGCATAAATCTTTTTGTAAGAATTAAATCTTTTAGTTGATGCTTTTTTGTATTGACTTCTGATGGTGGAAGAAGCATATTGATAACACAAATTTTTCCAATCGGAGTTTTCTATAAATTCATTCGATAATAAAGCCGAACTCATCATCTTTTTTAATTCTAATTTCCCTTTTATAATTTGATCAATGTAAACTTCAATTTGTTTTTTACAATCCGAATAAATTTGTTCGAGCATATTCAATTTATTTTTGTTAGCGAATTTTAATATGTGTTTACTTCTTCTTATCATTTATTTTTTGTATCTTTTAGTTCTTGAATAAGTTTTTTAAGTTCGTTCACTGTGTTCTTTAGTTCTTGTGTGCTGTTATCATCTGGGATCATGATAGTTCCAGATTCAAGCTGATAGGCTGTAGGAATCCAACCTTTAATGAAATGATTGTAGGCTGTTCTGTAGGTCACATTATGTTTCTTTGCATATTCACTTAGTTTCATTTTTTCTAACCAAATTTAATTTTATATCCTTATTTATAAAAAAATTAGGGGGAGTCAAATAATTATTTTCATTATTTTTTCATTTAATTACAAGAAATGATAGAACTATATTATGATAATATCAAAAATTGGTATAGAGATAGTAAGAGTAAAAACAGTTTAAACTTAGCGAGAAATGGTTTTTATTTTTAATTTTTAATAATTGTAACTTCCGAAATAAACAAAATTTAAATACAAAATAACATCCCAAATACTTAAAGAGTGGAAAATTTTTTAAGTATTTTTCATTTTTAAAGTATTTTTATTTTGAATTTATCCCGTTTACTTTATAAATAAATATAGAAATAAAAATTAAAAAAGGGACAATAGCTATGTATTTTATTAAGATTAAAGGAATGGGTAAGCTCGTTTTTTCGGCCACTTACGAGAATTATGATGGTGATACAACCATAAAACACATAAACGGATTCATTCTCGGTCAGCATCCGTATGTTGATGGAGATTTTGTTGTATCTGATCTGAAAGAAGTCACATTCACCGTTTCTTCTGATGGACTGACGGCATCAACAACATTAATAGACGAGGATTATAATTATGTTCCTCAAGTCGGAGACAAAATTTGGGTCAGATTAAAAGATACCAACGGAACAATAGAAAAGTGTGAAGTCATAGAAATCGAACATGATAACTGGGTTTACACAAATGATGATGCTGCTTCGGTTGTTGTTCCAAAATTTAATAAAATAATTCTTAAAAATCAGGATATTGAACAGTATGATAGAATTGAAGAAGGCGATACAATTGCTCTTGATGGTTGTACTACTCTTGGAAACGACATAGATTATACCGTAAGAAGCATTGTTGCTGATTCTCCAGCTGCCGGAGATACTACTATATATACAGAAGAAGATTTTGATACATCGGAAGATTTATTGGTAACTACTACAATTGGGAAAGCTGGGCAGCAATATACCTACACGATGCCAGCAGGAAGTTCTATAACAGCAAAAGAAAATAAAATCACTATTGTTGGTCAGGAACTTGATTATATTGATGTTGCTGGCGGTCAAACTATAACATTAGCAAATTGTACAACGGTAGGAAATGATGGAACTTATACAGTCAGAAACGCTGTTATAGATACTGATACTACAATATATGTAACAGAAGATTTTGATACCGATGAAGCTTTTGATGATGGTGTGTCAACAATAACAGTTAATGGGGATTATGTTTATATTATTACTGATGCCACTTCCGCTATGTTATCACAAGATCAAGAACTTGTTATCGGCGAAGAAATGGATGCATTAGAACATCCTATTGCGGGAACTGTTATAACCTTGGTGGGAACAGCAAACAATAACGGTGATTATACGGTAGCAACAACAACACCAGCGGGGGGAGTAACCACAATAACATTAGATGCTGATTGGTTACTTGCAAATGAGGCGGATATATCTACAACCACTATGGATTATACACAAGATTTAGTTTATACCGTAGCCGATGCAACTTCATCTTTAACAATGCAAGAAGATCATATTCTGTTCAAAGGTGTTGTTTATACTGATGATATAATGAAAGAATTTTTGGTTGGTGATACTGTTCAACTTGATAATCTTGATGAAAATTCTGCTTTTAATGGAGTTGATTTAGAAATTGAAACAATAGCAACTGCGGGGGCTGATACAAAAATAACATTTGCCGAAGATGATAATTACACCAAATGGGATTTTGTTGATGAAACAATGGATGATGTTATAACAACACCGGTCACAATAACATCAGAAGATGAAGCCGAAACAATAATAAAAGTGAACAACATAAATACCATCTTCGGAATTGCAGATGCAACTGCTGATAGTTTCTTAATAACCGTACCAGAAGCAGGAACACCCGAATGTATCGTGATAACAAATGTTGATTTCAATACACCAGTTGTAAATATTGAAACAATCGCAGATGATAATCCATAGTTGATAATTTTTGATTAAATCGGGGAGTTTTTGCTCCCCTTTTTATTTTATGAAGATTTTTCTTGACTTTGAAATAAATTTGTGTTATATTTCAGTTAAGTAAAATTGGAGAGAAAAATGAAGTTAGAAATCGGACAAGAAGTAGTAAGAACAAAAGGTGACTATGTGGTGGGAAGAATTGGAGAAATAGTAGCAATAGATAATGATAAACACAGGTATCAGGTTCAGTGGTATGGTGAGACAAAAACTTGGGTCAGCGAAAACTCTCTTGAATTGACGTCAATCCCTTATGAAATAATAAGAAAACACGGAAGTCATCCAAAATACCAGATGAAAAGTTATAAATTTGAAAAAGTAATGTATAACGGTGTAGAAGTTGAATGTATAAATTTTGGAGCAGTATAATGTCAATTAAATGTATAGTCAAAGGATGCACAAATAAATCATCAGAAGGAAAATTTATAGGTCAACTGTGTTCTCCTTGTTATGAAATACTTACAACTGGGAAAGTCACACCAACTAATTCAATTTTGAAAGATTTAAAAAATAATAAATTTAAATTATCGGAAAAACAGATCAAACATCTACTCATCGTTATAAAAGAAGCAGTAGATAAATATGTTTATATGGATATATTTGAAGATTGGTGTGGTAAAGATGATATGCTCGATGAAGTTAAAAAATATTTAGAGGAGAAATAAAATGAAAGATTTAAAAGTTGGTGATAGAGTTACTGATGGTTCTTTTCTTGGTAGTGGAACAGTGACTAAAATAATTTATGATGAAACAATTAAATATCATGTTTTGGGTTATATGGTGTATTTCGATAAAACTCCTCCTTATCAGTACAACTTGGGAGAAAATCCGTGTTTTATGTTTTCTGGATTATTCAAATTAAATACGAAGGATAAAAACTAAATGGCAGATAAAATAGAAAAAAAAGACATTTGGTGGTGGATAAAGGTCATCAATGGAACAATCAAGGAAGAAACCATAGAAGATTTTGAAAATGAAATTCAGCGATCTTACGATATCTGGATGATGAACAGGATTCTTGGTTGTATTCCAGAATTGACAAATATTGTTTATGACACCAACAGAAAAGGTTTCTCCAAGAAGATGCACTATAAACTGATGAGAAGTATGTACAGAAAATGCTTTGGAAATAAAGTAGTGTTCATTGATTATCCGAAAAAGAATTTACTTTCAAATCAGTTTAATCCAAAGGATATACAATATATAGCAGAAAATTTTGAAATAACTGAAAGAGAAGCCAAAGAATATATTAAAGTGATTGATGCAAAAGAATTAGAAAAAATTCGAGAGCATTTTAAAACAATTGAACATTATGGCGAAATAGAAAAAGAAAAACTCAAGAAATCTGAAATGTAAAAATAGCTTTTTCCTCTGTTGAATTTTATAAATAAATAAAAACAACAGAGGGGCTATGCCGTTTAATCCGCTAAATAAATCCAAATCATCCTCATTTTTATTTAAACTCCACAACGATCTAATTGATGTGGAATTTTATATTACCAAAACTTCTCTTCCACGATCAATTTTAGAATTTAATGACGTGAAAGCTCCATCACTGACTTATCCAGTTCCCGGAACTCTTTTAACATTTAATGAATTACCTATAACAGTGATGAGTGATGAAGGATTAGAGATTTGGCTCACATTGGATGACTTTTTAACTCAATCAACATCCAGACCTGATATAGTTTACACCAACATAGAATATCCGAAATTTGAAGCAGTGTTGTATTTGCTGACAAACAAGGGAACAGTTTTTAAAAAGATAATATTTCACGACACATATTTAAAAGAAGTTTCTCCGTATGATCTTGGGGCAGATGATGATAAGATTGAAACATTTACTGCAAATTTTGTTTATAGTTATAAAAGTGTGGAGAGTGTAGATGAATAAGATTTGGAAAAGATAAATGACAATCAACGAAAGTAAAATAATGCAAAACGGAAAATTCTATCAATGTCAGAATTACTATGTTCATTTAAAGCATCCGGAAAAATATCTCAGAGAAGATAAAAAATTAACAGCCAGAAGCGGAATGGAAATTGATTATTTCAGAACATTTGATAGAAATGACAGTATCTTGAAATGGAGCAGTGAAAATATTGCTATTCCTTATCAGAAACCAATTTTCAACGATGTGGGAAAAATTATAAGATTTGAATTAAGGAATTATTTTCCAGATATTTATTTTATAATGAAAAATAAAAATGGCGAAATAAAAGAAGTGTTGGGAGAAATAAAACCAGAATCTCAGGTATATGAGCCAAAAGAACCGAAAAGAATAACTCAGAAATCAAAAAAGAATTATATAAACAAAAAATGTGCGTGGTATGTAAACAAATGTAAATGGAAAGCTGCTTGTGATTTTACTGAATATGCGAGAAGAGTAAAGAAAAGAAATATTGAATTTAATTTATTCATAGAAAACAATCAAGTGTTGGATTATAACTTAATCAGGAAAATTTATGAGACTAAGTGAACAATTTAAAATACTTATAGAAGATAATATTGTTATTCCTAAACTCAAGAAAGGTCAATTAAAAGCTATTAGCAAAAAAGTAAAAGATAAAATTGATAACAAATTTAAACCCGATGAAAATGAGAGAACTGGAGTATTTAAAGAAAAATATAATGATTGGAATATTTTTTGGTCAAATAATACCGATAGAGAAGAAACTACACACATTGATTCTATCAGATTAAATCGGGGCGAAGAACCAATAACCGAAACAGATATAAATGAGTTAGTCAAGAAAGCATTAGACGAATTAGATGGAAAAATTCAGAATAGTGATAATAGTGAAGCCGTTAGAATATATAAAATTTTGAGAGATAAAAATAAAAACGGATTTGTTAAAGTGACTATTAAAAATAAAGAATTTGGTGTGAAAATATCTATGAGCACAAATATAGATGATATATTGGGAAAAAGAACATTAGTTCACACTGTTCAAAATATTAAATGGTATGATAACGGAATGATAACATTGAAAGAGCAGGAAGTTGCTGAGGTGGTTTTAATCTTTTAAATCTTCCAAATATTTCTTGTATCGCAAATTTTGTTCAACCCACTCTTTTATTCCATGTTTGGCTCCCTGCAATCTTTTCCATACCCCATGCTCATCTTTTTCTTTTTTTGCTAAGTTGATATCTTCTTCGCAAAATTCATCAATCACATCGTAAAAATGCTTTTTAGTTTCCGTATCCAAATATTTTAATTTTCTTTTTGTGTAATATTTAAAACTTTTAATCTTGGATATACATTCAGTTAATGTTATTTTTTTATTTTCTAATTTTTCTTTAATTGAGTTTTTAATAAACTTTTTAGTTACTCTCACTCTTTCTTTTATTTGTTCAGGTGTTTTATCAATTATATCTAAGGCAATATACCAAATTTCCTCATCGCAAATGTCATCAATTATATAGTAAATTTCTTCTTTATTTGTTGTTAAATTTTCATATTTTCTTTTTATGTGTTTTCTGTGATTGTTGATCTTGTTTGTAAATTCTTTCATTCTTTTTTCTTTTTCGTCCATTTTAATTTTCTCCATTTTAATCAACGATGGAATATACACAAATTATTTTTAAATGTCAAGTAAAAAGAAAGAATTTTTATAAATAAAGATATGATAAGAAGATCAAAACATATATTAAAATTTGCAAACAAAAATAAATTAGAGTTAATTGAACAAATTTATGTTGACTGTAAGAAGCAGATTGAAGTCTATATTGATCAAATAATATCAACAAAATTAGAATTAAAAAAGAGGATGAGTAGTAAGTTGTTATCAGACGAATTTGTTGTCAACTCTGATTGGAAGCAAATATGTTACGAACAAGCATCAGAAGTAATTAGAAGTCAATATAAGAAAGCATCTAATAAAAGATTTAATTATTACAAAAAGATTTATGCTAAACTAAAAGAACAAAATAGATATCAAAAATTTACATCAAAGAAATTTTCCGAATTAAAACTCAAACCAATTCAACAGACAAAATATTTCACAAAACCAAAATTGAATAGAGTGAGTATAATATTAACTATACAGTTATTTAATTTTACTTCTGATTCCAAAAATTTTGATTCATTTGTGAGATTAACTACTCCTTATGTAAAGAAAATAAATAAAACAAACAATTATTATAAAACCATAAATATTCCAATCAAATATCATTCTCAATCAAATAAATTTAGAACTTCTGGTTGGAAGTTAAAGAACTCCATTTCTTTGAATAAAGTAAACAATAACTTCTACTTTGATTTATTTTGGGAGAAGGAAGAAACAACAAAGAAAGTTGAAGGAAAGCAAATAGGATTAGATTGTGGTTACAAAAAGCTATTGATTTCTTCAGAGAATAAAATCTATGATTTGGGTATGGAGAAAATCTATAATAAACTAAGTAGAAAGAAACAAGGATCAAAGAATTTCAAGCACGCATTAGTTGAAAGAGATAATTTAATTAATCAAAGCATAAACAAGATAGAAACAGAGAATCTTTCAACAATCGTAGTTGAAGATTTAAATAATGTAAAAACGGGAAGCAAATTCAGTAAAAAATTTAACAATAAGCTACAGAGATGGAGTTATCCAAAGGTTTTGAATAAACTATCCATGATTTGTGAAGAGCAAGGAATTAATTTGATAAAAGTTGATCCGAGTTATACAAGTCAAACATGTAGCAAATGCGGACACAAAGATAAAAATAATCGTAAAGCCGAGAAGTTTTTATGTTTGAGTTGTGGATATGAAACTGATAGTGATTTTAATGCTTCAGTGAATATCTTGCATAGATGCATATATAGTTCCTCTACCGATAATAATAAAGCTAATTTAAAGGTTAGCTGACTGTGGAAACAGAACACGAAGCAAAGTTGGTAGAATTTTATGGAAAAAATAAAACAGAGTATGACCATTGTCGGATAAGAAAAAACCAAATATTGTAGAAATTTCCAGACTCAAAAAGAAGTATGGAAATATCTATAAATCTCGTGATAAAGTTGAAGTGGCTATCAGAAAGCTTTTAAAACAAAGAAATCAATTAGTAACGAGATCAAAGGTTGCTCAAGCAAATAAAGACAATATTGATAGGAAACAACAGCTATTAGAAGAAAAGAAAAAAGCAAAAAAATTTAAAAGTAAAAAATTTGATCCGTATAGCATATTTTATTTCACTTACAAACATCCCGTTTCTAATCCGCCAATTTGGGATATCAGACCTCTTGTTTTAGTTTTAGGATTTCAACAAGGAAAAAAAGGAAGATTGATGCTTGGTGTGAATATGCATTGGATTGATAGAAAATATCGTTGGACTTTTTGGAATTACATCAAAAGAAGTTATGAATTTTTACAGTCTTATAATAAGGGGGCGCAACTTCCTCTTTTAATTTACAGTGATATAAAAAAATATGATGCACTTAAACCAGCAATGAAAGCGATAAGAAAATATTACATTAACAGAATAGGAAAAATTGTTATTATTCCAGAAAATGATTATGATAAAATATTCGTAAAATACAAATCATTGAAAAAATTAAGGATGGATTCAGAAAAAACCAATACGGGAGCGGACATGTCAAAAACCAACAAAAAACCCTCAGCCACACCATCGGGGAAACCAGCCAAAAAATCTACACCATCTCTGAGAGATTTATCTAATTCAAGAATTGGACGATTCAAAAAGGGAAAATAAATCTACATATTTTTATAAATAAATAAAAACAAGAGGGCTTTTAATGGCTGACAAAAAATTATTTGAATCATTAAAGCGAAATTTTTATCCCGAAAGAGATATATCTAATGCTAATTATAGTGTAACAATATATCATCCATCAAGGAAAGAGATAAATTTTGCAATTGAAGATGACAGTGGAACGCAAATAAACAATTTTGATATGTATAACAGTGATTCCGAACTTGGTCTCGCTGGTGATAAAATGATAAAAAGATGGAGACAACTTGCATATCATCCAATTGCTGCATCTTGTATAGAAGAAATTGTTGATGATGTCGTTGTACTTGAAAATGAAGTAACCAAAGTTGATACAGCAGAATTAGCCGATATTTACGGTGATGATATTGCTGTTCAGGTTGAAGAAAGTTTCACCAAAATAAAAGAACTATTAGAATATGAAAATTTGGCTGATGTTTATTTCATGCAATCTTATATAGACGGAATTTTACCTTTTGAGTGTATTTACAATAATAAAAAAATAAAAGATGGTATAATTCGTATTGATCAGCTGAGTCCGTTTGGTCTGAGAAAAATATATCAGATAAACAAAAAAAGATTTGTTTGGAGATATACTAATGTAGAGGGGCAAGATGAAAAAATTGGTATATCAAATATGGATTTGCTTATTCCCGCAGAAGAACGATTTGGAAATTTAGAAGAATTGCAAGAAGAACAGATTGTCGTAGTTCATGTTGGTCAATGGGATAGTTCAAAGATGATGTATCTTTCTCCAATTTATCATGCAATGAAATCTATAAATCAGTTGAATTTAATTCAAGATCAACTTATTATGTACCGATTAACTCATGGTTCGGATAGCAGGGTTTTTAAAATTGATACAGGAAAAATGCCAAAGGATAAAGCAGAAGCATATACAGCAAAATTAAAAAGATTATATGAACAAAAAAAATATTATAGATCGGACACCGGTGAAGTTGATGAACAGAAACAGGTTAGAGTGATTGGAGAAAATTATTGGTTTCCTGTGGATTCTGATGGTAGAGGATCAAGTGTTGATATGTTATCATCGGGGAACATGGATTTGGGCGATTTAAAGGACTTAGATCACTTCGTTAAGCAAATATATACCTCATTCAATGTTCCGAAGAGTAGAAGGAGTTTAAGCGATGAATCGGCTCAAGTTTCGTGGACAAGTGCAACTGATCCAAACATATTGAGAGAAGAATTAACTTTTTCTAAGAAAAATCGTGGATTTAGAAAAAACTTTGAACAATTATTTTATGAACTGATTAAACGAGATATGATGGCAAAACAGGAAATAACTCTTCAAGATTGGTTTAAAATAAGAAATAAAATAAAATTCATTTGGGAAAGCGATAACTACTACAACACAATGAAAGATTTTTTTGTTATAGATCAGAAATTATCTATTCTTGAAAAAATTGAACCATTCATTGAATCTGGGTATTACACAAGAGACTGGGTTGTTCGTAATGTTTTGAAATTTACAAGAGAAGAGTGGGACGACATGCAGAAAGAAACAACCACATACAGAATGAAAGATATTGAATTTGCAAAAGATAAGAACGATGATGACTATGCGAATATGAGAAGTTCCGGTGGTGGAGGTGGTTCTTATGAAGGTGGTGGCGGAGAGGGGGGAGAAGATATGACCCCAGACGAAATGGCACAATCAATGGAGGGTGGTGGCGGAGAAATGGAAAGTGGGGAAGGTGGAGAAGATATGTCACCCGACCAAATAGCACAATCCGTTGAGGGAGAAATTGGAGCAGAACAAGAAGAATTTTCTGATGAAGAATTAGTCAAGGACACCAAAAAAGAAGATGAAGAAGCGAGCTATATAAAAGACAGTTTTTCTGATAAAAAAGTGGACATCTCCAAATTACTGAAGGAACAAGCAGGAAATGGTGATACAGTTAAAATTGATGGAAAAGTTTATCTTTATCAAGACGGATTACTCATAGAAAAATAGGACAAGCGATGAACATTGAAATAATTAAAAAAGACGAAAATACCGAATTTATTAAAGAAGAAATATTCACAGCAAGAAAAGAATTGTTTGAATTAAAAACTTCTATAACCGAAGAAATTAATAAATTAAAATCTGTAGATAATATCAGATACAATAAAATAAATTATGATGTATTTTCAAAAATTTCATCTTTAATAGAAAAAATAAATTCATTAAATGAAAAGTATGATACAAAAATTGTTAATGATGAAAAAGTTAAAAGATCATTTGATAAAAAAATATTCAAAGTTAACGAAGAATATAGAGATGCTTTACAAGAACAGGAGAAACATCTTTTAAATATCATTGATCTGCTCGGAATAGATTCTGGTAAAAAGTTTTCATCCATAACAGAACAATTGACAGAAAAAAATCAGGAAATGCTTGATTATGTTTCGCAATTAAATATTGAATACAACAAAGCATTAAATGAATCTCTGAAAAAAATAAATGATAATCTGTCAGAACAAATAATACAGACCAACAATGATGTAGTTGATATTTCTGAAACATTTAACAAAGAACTCGAAAAAGTAACTCAAGTAACACAAAAAATATCAAAAGAAATATTTGAAACAACAGAAAAATTAAAATCGGAATTAACCGCGACTTCTATAAAATTAAAAGAAGATCAGGAAAATGTTTATGCCAAGTTAACACAGAACTACATTGACAGCATAAAAGAAAGTTCGGATAAATTAAATTCAGATATCACAACGAAATTACAAGAAAAGATTGATTCAGAAGTTTTTGATAAATTCATGGATAATTACACCAAAGCTCTAAAAAAAACCGATAAGAACATAAAAGAAATAAAAGAAAGCTTTTCCAAAATTTCATCCAATATTATAGATAAACTGTCATTAACAGAGGAAGCTTCATTAAATTCTACGCAGATACAAGAATTGATATTGCAACTCATGGAAACAAAATTCAACAAAAAATTAGATAAAATAATTGTTGAGAAGGTTGATCCAAAAAATTTAGAAATAGCAAAATTAAAAGAAGATATTAAGGTTATAAATTCTGAAATAAAAATCATAAACGAAGATGTAGAGCAGTATTTAAAAACAGAAATAAAAAATATATCCAAAGAATTAAATGGAAAAATAACCGATATATCAAAAAAATTAAAAGAAGTTGAACAGAATATAGTTACACCAGAATACATTAAGCAGTATTTTGAAGAGAACAAAGAGCAGTTCATGGGAAAATCCCCTGATCATATGGTACAGAATGGTTGGTTGTTCTTTAAACAGTCTGATGGCGAATGGGGAACTCCAATAAAAGTAAAATCATCGGTAGAAGATACTAAAAGAGAAAGCAACAATCAGCAACCCTATGTATCTATAATAGGCGGAGGTGGAGGCGGATCAAACATGAGTAATTATTATCTGACGAAATTGTTTGATGTTGATTCAACTAATTATGATGTGAATGGAAATATATTAAGTTTTGATCAAACAAACTTTAAATTCATATACAAAATAAACGATACCGGTACTACAAATACCGATCTATGGACATCCAACAAAATTATAGATTATACTGGAAGTGTTGTGGGGAACTATCAACTTCTTTCAGAAAAAAATCAAACTAATGGATATCCGGGATTAATAAATGGTAAAATAGACCCATCACAATTACCAGATAGTGTTATAGAATATAAAGGAACTTGGAATGCTTTAACAAATACACCAACTCTTATAGATGGAACGGGAAACACTGGAGATTTTTATGTAACTTCCGTAGAGGGTTCTCAAACATTTGACGGAGAATTGATAGAGTTTAAAGTTGGCGATTGGGTAATGTATAATGGAACAGTTTGGCAAAAATCTCAAAATCAAGATTTATCTGGTTTTATTCCTTACACTGGTGCTAATAAAGATGTAGATTTGGGAACTAACAAATTAACAGCGAATGATATAGAAACTAAATATATAGATTTAGACTCTGCTTATGACACTTATGAACATGGAAATGCGCCAGCAGGACAACTCGATTATTATAATATACGAAATATAAATCATACGGCCGGAGTAACGGGAACTTTACCTTCCATAACAGCAGAAGAAGTTGGCGGTGTCAAAACAGGAAACATGATACTTTCAGCCGGAACTTATAATGTTTATTCAGATATTAATGGTGCGCTTCCTCTATTAAGATACGAAATAGCAGAACAAACTTTAACTTTAGTCGCAAATAGTATCAATTACATAGTATTTGATGGCAATACAGAATCTGTAGAAGTATATCAGACAAGAGAAGCTCCGCATCTTATAGACCAATTAAAAATAATCCCAATCTATACAATTTACAGAATGGATATGGATGGAGAAATTTCATTTTTTGAAGTTAATTGGGATTTAGCATCTCAAGGATTAGCAAATAAAATTGCTGACGGTTTGGTTAGGACTGAAAGATGGACAGCAGAAAGTGGAATGGAATTATCTGCTTCAAATGACGCCGATAGAAAAATAATACTTTCAGAAGGTTATATTTGGAGAGGTAGGGTTCATAGATATTTTGTTGACTCCTTTGATAGTTCGGTAGATACTTGTTATATATGGTATAAGATCGGTACTGAATGGTACAGAGAAGCCGCAACTAAATATAACAACTCTCAATATAATGATGTAGCTACTGGTTTAGCCGAATTACCTACTTGGAACGATTATGCTATTAACTGGGTTTATAGAGCAGTTTTAACAGATGGAACAAAACACGCTTGTATATTATTAGGTAATACTCCATATAAATTTACTAATGTTATGGAAATTCCTGCTCCAGATGTTTCCGAATTACCCCCACCATTTCAAAGTTTAGGAATGTTAGCTGGAAGAATAATAGTCAGAAAAGGTAATAACACTACAATAGTTACTTCAGCATTCAATAATACTTCTTTTGATTTTATTGATGAAAACACTATAAACAGATTAGATGATGCTGACCGTACACTTGTTACTAATGGTGTTAAGAATGGAATGAAACTTGATATTGCTACTCTTGCTCCAACTACAAAATTTAAAATTACAGCAGGTTCATATTATTCCTTAGAAGATGGTGTTACTCAATTTGCAGAATTAGATGAGATACCGCTTACAAATTTAACAACTCAATTAGTTACATATATTGCTTTGGATTATTCACAACCAATCGGATTAACTCAGATTGTTCAAAGTTCGAGTCCTTTTACGCCAACAGATAGAAGAAACTACATATTAATTGGTGCAGTAATTCATAGTAATATGACAACAATAAATGCTTTCAATAGTATGCCAGATGTGGCGAAGAACGTGGCAGGTCAATATAACGATTTACTTGATGCTATAAGAGTTTTTAATGTTAATGGCAATATTATATCTGCGAATGGAGTCAACAAGTATCTAAACAAATCTTCTGGTGAGATTTTCAAAAAAGGTGTAAATTTCCATGAACTAAATGGTTCAGATAATCCAAATTTAAAATTTTTGGATAGTTTGAGTGCTCCAGCCACTTTGAGACACAGAACAAGAAGTATAACTCTATTAACACCAGAGGGATTAGACACAAATACCTTAGATGTTGGTTACTATGACCGCAACGGCGTAAAAACTGCTATTACTGCTCCATACGAATTTAGTATAATGAGAGTAGCATTATTTTCATCTAATTTAATTCGTATTCAATATGGTCAAGCAGTATATAAAAATATGGCAGATGCTCTTGCCGCAGTTAATACAGAAGTGTTTGCGGTAGAACAAAATATAGCAGAGAACGGATTATTCAGAGGTGTTATAGTAGTTTCAAAAAATGCCACAGACTTATCCAACCCATTACAAGCAAAATTTATAGAACTAAATAGATTTGGTGAAGTTAATCAGAGTATTGGCGGAATTGGCGGTACAACTACTTTACAACAAGCATATAACAATTCTCCTGTTGGTGAAATTGTAACTGATGCTACAAGAGATGGTGTAACATTTCAGAATGGGCAGGTTGGTGGAGATGCGCTTGATGTATTCCAAGTTAATAACTATGCGGGTGAAACTGTATTTAATGTTAATGGGGAGGGGAATGTTAAAGCCCAATCAGCAAATATAGACCACCCAACAGCAGATAACATAATAAAATTTGGTGATGTTGGTGATGGTTCTGTTCCTCTTTGGTTGCTCGGAGAAGATAAAGATGATGAAGGCAGAAATTGGTTTAAATTAGAACGATACAATGAGTTTGAAGACGGATACTATATGTGGAGATGTAATTCAGATTATCTTACACAAATTTGGGATTTAGAGGTTGAAAGTTCTATAATAGCAAAGGAAAATATTAGAGGAAATAAAGTTGATGAAGGATTTCAATGTAATTTAATGGGCGTTAGTTCTATTGGTAAATGGGTTCGTATAGCAACTTGTCCTAATAGTTCAAGCACTTCTCACGCAATGTTTGAAATACGGTATGGTGGTGATTGGCTGAATACTATTCCAGCTCCTCCAGACGGTTATTGCAGACAGAATGGAAGTTTAATATTTACGGTTACTTCTGATATAGGAAATAAATCTGGAGTATCTATCCATATTTTACACTCAACTTCTATGGAAGGTTATCAATATTCACAGATAGAAAAATTAAGAGTGGTTACCAAAGATGCAATAAACCAAGAAAATCCGAATGATAATTGTGAGTCTTATCTCGAATATTTTACAGGTATATATGACGAACATAGATTATACATTCATAAACATTTGTCAGAGGGTTGGGATATTTTAGAAACTCCATTAGTTGACCAAGCGATTCCTGCGGGTTATAGTGCTTATGAGGTTTCTACTGAATATACTTTTGCTATAAAAGGATATGATAGCTTAGTTAGCATTGATAGAGATGGAAACGTTGAAACAGATAAAAAAATAACTTCAAACGGTCTTATTGTAAATGATAGTATATTGGGATTTGATGACTATTATTCTGCTCATTTAAAAGGAAATATATTTATTGGAGAAGAAGGTGCATTACCAACACCAAAATATATTGAATCTGTTGGTGGTATAAGCCTGTGGGATGCGTATCTTTATGGTAGCGGAACTATGTATAACGAAATATACTTAGACCCGTTCCAAGACAACCAACTTTTTATTAGTAGTACTGACAAAGATATTAATATTCAATTCAATTCAAATGGTTCTATTTCTTTATTTGCGGATTTAGAAACAACAAATAGTAAAATATCAATGAATAGTGTTAATGTTATATCTGCTACTTTAAGTGGAAAGAATCCAACAATAAATTCACTCGATTATGGTTATTATGTGGATAAAGCTGGTGTTATAGTAAAAACAACTCATAATTTCATAGGTGATGTAACTATAAACGCGACAGATGACACTGATTTGGGTGGTGATAATTTACAAGAAAATGGTTTATTCCTTGATGGTGCAGTTGATACTGATAAACAAATTGTGTTCAAGGACAATGGTGTAGATAAATGGGCTATTCAAGGTGCTTGGAGAAACGAAGATGCTCGATTTATGTATTTTTACAATTTAGATAGCCAAGAAAATCCTTTAGTAATAAGTAGAAATGGTAGATTTGGATTTAATAGACCAATAAGTTTAGTAAGTCCTTATGTAGCTTATAATGGAACAGGATTAAATGATGTAACTGCAAGTGGAAATTTTGAAGGAAATACAACAACAGCTTTCAGAATTTATATTGATAGTGTAGGAACACCCGATACTTTCAGATGGGAATATTTAATCAATGCTGGCGGAACAGGTTCAACTTGGACTTCTGGTGGAACTCTTATTCCTTGTCAAATTACTCCTTATGAATTAAGAGAAGGTGTTTATATAACTTTTGGAGCAACAACTGGTCATAGTTTAACGGATACTTGGTCTGTAAGAGGATTCTCACAAGACCCACCAAGTACAATGGATATCAAACCTCCTATGATACACAGAGTCATGGTTTCTGAGGATGCTGGTTCAACTTTTATAGATTATACTTACAAATCAGCAACAACTCAATGTAGTATAGCTGATAGTTTTGAAATATTAGGAGATACCGACCATTATCTTTATCTTGGAAATGCTTCAAAATGGAGTGCTGTCAATGTTATATTATCACAATATGGCGTTGGTGGTACTTTTAAAGTTCAATATTTGAATAGTTCTGATGCTTGGGTTGATGTTCCAAATGCTATAGATTCAACAACAAACCTTACAGCAAATGGTGATATAATATGGGATAATACAGAATTTGTGGATTGGGCTAAAAAGACTATTGATGGCACAGAAGGTTATTGGCTAAGATTAATTCCTGTTACCGCTTATTCTACTCCTGCTGAGTTGAGTTCAATTTGTCGTCATACTAATACGAGATTGGCTGTTTATTCTGCCCATAATGATTTAAGACCCGCTTTCCAAGTTGAAGGTGATGGCGTAACTAAAATGTGGGAAGCCGAAAGAGTTTCAACAGCCACTTCATATAGAAATGCTGAATATATAACAGAGCAAAGATTAAAAAACGCTCTAAGTGTTTACCAAGACAGAATTGCATATTTAACAAATACAGATAGTGGAATAAATAAATTATTAAGTTTGACAGCACAAGCATCATTTTCTAATACTTATTCAGTTTCACAGGATACTCAAACAGAGTTAGAAACTTGGATTGAATTTGAAGATGCTATGAATTACAGGACTTCTATTGAAATTGGTGATAGATTTGAATCTTATCTTTACTTGCAAAAAACAACTGCAAATAGAGGAGTAACATTCCAAGTTGATTTATTAGTTTTGGATAGTGTAGGAACAATATTACATACTTATTCATCAGCAGAAATAGTAGCTCCACTTGCAACTAATATTGAGGCTTATACTTTCGTTGTGACTGCGGATGTTCAACATACTTTTGTTGCTGGAGATAAATTAGCAATAAGAGTAAAAGCAAAAAGAAGTGGTTCACCATTAACAACTCAAAATGTTCTAATACACGGTGGTGGAACTTACAATTCTCAGTTAGATTATCCTGCTGTGAATATTACATTGGATAGGTTATTTGAACATTTTGAAGAAGACCAAGATACTCTGAAAAATCAGTGGAAAGCCAAAGGAATTGGAACAGATTATGATATTGAATTAGTTCCTAAAGGTGCTGGTATAGTACGGACTACTTCTGATTTAACTGTAGTTGGCGATATTACATTAGAAAGTGGAGATAAAATAATAAATGCAGTAGCAGGAACGATAGATGCAGGAACTTCTGATATTGAAACAACTGGTGATATAGAAGCAACAGAATTTAGAATGGGTACAAATGCTGTTATGAAATTTAATTCGGTTAGTAATAGTATTGATTTTATTATCAATTAGTTATAAATAAAGAAAAAGAGTGAGGAATTTTTGAGCAAGACTTATCAACTGACGAATACTGGAGATTTATCAGCAATTGGTGGAATGGAAATCAATGAAATTTCTTATGCTGGAAAGGGGAATGGAACAAATGTTTATATTAATACTGGGATTCCTGCTAATGAAGTAAATTTCAGCGAGATTGTTTTTAAATACATTTATGCTACTACAACTCAAGTATATTATGGTGTTTTTGGTGGTGGTACAAGCAGATACCATTTGTTCAAATATAATAACGGTTTATATATGGCAATAGGTAATCAGTACACTGAAATAAATTTAACACCTTACATAACAACGGGTAATATATACAAATTGAGTGCTACGAAAGATGGTGCGAACTATATTATAATATTTTATGAATATTCTTACCTATCAAAAACTTTTTCTCAAGTATATACACAAACCGTAACGAGAAGTGTAACCACAAATGACATTATGTGGATATATAATAGAAATGGTGCTAACGCTTATTTGATTGATGAAATATACTCCTTTCAAATAAACAATGAAACTTGGTACATAAATAATGGAACAGGTTCAACTATTACAGGCAATAAAGGAACTGAATTAACAGTAAATGGAACTCTTACAAGTTTTTGGCAAGTATCAGAAATTTGGAATTATCCCTCAAACTTTCTAATGGGAAATGACGGAACTGTTAGATGTGAGGAATTTATAGAAGATGACACTTTAGATGTAAATATGAGAATTAATACAAACGATGTAACAGTAAAAAATGAATTTTTGGAGATATAACGATGGCAAAATTGAAAGATACGGAAATAATTGGAACTTTAGCAACTACGGGAAATGTTTCAGTAACAGGTAATTTGGGTGTGATAGGAACTTTAGGAGCAGGAAATACCTCAATAACAGGAACTTTAGCAACTACTGATAATATTACTCAAAAATATTCTTCGAGGGTTGTTATGGATAGTCAGAAATGGGCAAATGATTTTTTCTTTGGAAATGCTGCCAATTTTGACCATTGGTATGGTGGAGCTATTGGAACTGGCGGTACTTTAGCAACAGGAATAAGCGGACAGGCAGATGCTAATCATATTGGTGTAGTTCCTCTAAAATCTGGTACCGGTGCAGATTCGGGTTATTATGTTTTAACTAATACTTCTCAATTTGTTTTATCTGGTGGAGAAAAAACGAGAGCAATATTCAAAATTCCTGCAAGTTTTATAGATGCCGGGAATACTTTAGATTCTACTTTATTATTTGGATTTGTAAATACAACGACAGCAACAATAGGAGCACAATCAGCACTTATACGGGTTAAATCAACAGCAGGTGGAACAGCAAATTTAACTGCTTATACCTATAATGGAGCAAACACAAGTAATAGTGCAGGAGCAGGAACTATATCAAATCTTACTGCAAACACTTGGTATAATGCGGTTATAACTGTTAATTCTGCTTATAATAGTATATTATTTGAAATAACTTCAACAATCAATTCTGCTCCTTTGTGGTCTGCAACAATAACTACTAATTTACCAACAACTTATACTGGACATGGAGTAAAATGTTGGAATAGTGGAACGAGTAGTATAGATTTACTTTATATTGATTATATGGATTTGGAAATAAATAGAGTATTAAATAGATAAAAAGGAGTAACAAATGGTTATAACAATCTTAGCAATATTCTTATAAATAATTATATGAACGAAGAAAAGAAAATATTTTACACGATATATAAAATAACTAATATTATTAATGGTAAATTTTATATCGGTATGCACAAAACAAAGAATGTCGATGATAAATATTTGGGTAGTGGTATCGGTATTAAACGAGCAATTAAAAAATATGGAAAAGAAAATTTTAAAAAAGAAATATTATTTGTGTTTGATACACAAGAAGAAATGATATTAAAAGAAAAAGAACTCATTAATAGAGATTTACTTAGGAGAGATGACACTTATAATATGACTCTTGGTGGGAATGGAGATATTGGATATAAGAATATTGGAATGGTTAGTGTAAAAGACAAAGATGGTAACACTTCACAAGTTTCAATACACGATGAACGATATTTGAGTGGTGAGTTGGTTAGTTGTTTTAAAGGAATGGGTGCTGTCAGAGATAAAGACGGAAATACTTTTCAAGTTGATAAAGACGACCCAAGAATAGCCGATGGAGAATTAGAATCTATAACGAAAGAAAAAGTTATTGTAAAAGATGAGAATGGTAAATTTCTTTCAATTTCTACAACTGATAACAGATATACGAGTGGGGAATTGGTTCACATGACCACGGGAAAAGTAACTGTCAAGGATAAAGATGGCAACACCTTTCAAATTGATAAAACAGACGAGAGATGGTTGAGTGGTGAGTTGGTTAGTTGTTTTAAAGGCAAGGCGGTTGTTAAAGATAAAGAAGGCAACACCATTCAAGTAGATAAAGATGACCCGAGAATATCTAATGGAGAACTGGTACACATCTGTAAAGGAAAAATTCAATCAAAAGACAAAGATGGAAATATATTTCAAGTAGATAAAAATGACCCAAGATGGATAAGTGGTGAATTAGTTGGTGTAATGGCAAAGAAAAAGAATATGTTTGATACTATATCAAGAAAATATATACAAGTTGATGAAAATGACCCAAGATTAAAAACTGGAGAATTAGTGGGAACCACCAAAGGGTTTAAATGGGTTCATAACGATAAATTACAAAAAAGAACACAAATACATGAATCAGAACTTGAGAAATATTTAAATGATGGTTGGGAACCCGGAATTAAAATAAAGGAGATACAATGAATCAAAATTATATATATTCACTATTAGTATTATTAATCTTTTTCTCATCAGGAGTTCGTGAAGGTTTGCAGTGGAAAAAAGAGAATATTATATTCTGGAAATTATCAAAAAATTCGTGGTTTAATATAGTCAATTTTTTTGTATTGTCGATTGCGTTTATCACCTTACAATATTCACTCATCGTACAATCGCTCTATACCATTATGTTTGCTGTATATATATGGATAAATAGAAAAATTTATGATAAATCAAATTTAATAATTAAAAATATAATTATAGATTATCACACATTTCGGGGATTAGAATTTTCTATTCCGTTTATTATGTTTTTAATTGGTGGAATGGATTTCTTTTTATTATCGGCTTGGTGGCTAATCGGAAATTGGATTTACAAAAGAGTTATGAATTATACAATGTTCAACAGCTTTAAACATAGGTTAACAATGACTACTTATTGGATGTTTGGAAAACCATATCCCTACAGCGATAGGTTTTATGATTACAGTTTAATTTTACCTTTATTATATTTCGTTGGAGTTAATTTATAAATAAGATTATGGAAAACTTAATTACAGAATATCGAGGAGTACTAATAACCTTCATCTTACTAATTTGGATTGGTTCCATTGTTATTGGTACTATGAGAATTTTTAAGAAAGAACCAGAAAAGAAAATAGAATATAGAAAAAATGAAATAATAATATGATTAAAATAAAAACAAATACACGAACATTCCAACACGATCTTTCTTCTGACAAGTATGATAAGGGAGTAAAACTTTCTTTAGAAAACATAACAAGAATTGATATAGAATATGCAGATAAAAAAGAAGGATTTTTGGTTGATTCTGAATTTTCTGATTTTGAAATTGGAAATATTATAAATAATAGTGTCAAGATAGCTGAATATGTAAAATACAAAAGAAATGGTTGTAAGTATAAATTGGTGATATGGTTCGATGGGATTACATCATTTTATACACATATATAAAAATTTTATAAATAAAAATATGATAAGAAGAAGTAAACACATACTAAAATTCGCGAACAAAAATAAATTAGATATGCTTGAACAAATTTATTCTGATTGCAAGAAACAAATTGAAGTTTATATTGATCAAATTGTATCCGATAAACTTGAATTAAAAAAGAATATGACATCTAAATTATTATCTTCAGATTTTATTACAGACTCTCGTTGGAGACAGTTGTGTTACGGACAAGCTTCTGAAATTATAAGGAGTCAGTATAAGAAAGCTTCTAATAGAAGATTTAAAGCTTATGGAAGAATTTATGCTAAAATGAAAGAACAGAATAGACATAATAAATTTACATCTAAGAAATTCTCGGAATTAAAATTAAATCCAATTCAACAAACAAAATATTTCACCAAACCAAAATTAAATAATGTAACCATAATATTACCCGAAAGATTGTTTAACTTCACCACAGATTCTAAATCCTTTGATTCATTTATTAGATTAACTACACCATATCACACTAAAGACAATTATCACTATCAAACAATTAACATCCCCATCAAATATCATTCTCATTCAAATAAATTTAGAACATCTGGTTGGAAATTAAAAAATTCTATATCGTTGAACAAAGTTAACAATAATTTTTACTTTGATTTGCTGTGGGAGAAAGAAGAACTTGTGAGGAAATTGAGCGGTAAATCAATTGGTTTAGATTGCGGTTATAAGAAATTATTAATAAGTTCAGATAATAAAATATATGATTTGGGTATGGAGAAAATATATCAAAAACTATCAAGAAAGAAACAAGGAAGCAAAAATTTTAAGCAAGCATTAACTGAGAGAGATAATTTAATAAATCAATCTATCAATAAAATAGAAACAGAAAATATACAAATTATAGTGGTAGAAGATTTAAAGAATGTAAAATCAAAATCAAAGTTTTCAAAGAAATTTAACAACAAGCTACAGAGATGGAGTTATCCAAAGGTTTTGAATAAACTATCTATGATTTGTGAAGAGAATGGAATAAACTTTATAAAAGTTGATCCAGCCTATACAAGTCAAACATGTAGCAAATGTGGGCACAAACACAAAGACAATAGGAAGTTAGAAAAGTTTTTATGTTTGAGTTGTGGAAGGACTGTGGATGCTGATTTCAATGCATCTATAAACATTTTACATAGAGGCATTTATAGTTCCTCTACTGAAAATAAAGCTAATTCAAAGGTTAGCTGACTGTGACTATGAATTATAAGAGTTTGATTTCAGAAAATAATAAAGACATTTCTATGGGAAGAATTTCATTTTGGATTCTTCTTGTCATTTTAATTTATTTTTGGGTGGGGAAGTTTATATTTTTGTGGATCGGTGGAGTAGAATATGCTGATATAATAAAAGAATATTTTACAGTTCCGGATGGACTCATGGCTGCGTGGATGCTCACACTCACGTACAATGCGTTTAAAAAACTTCCAATGGCAGAAGAGAATGCAAAAGTAGATGAAATAAAATAGAAAAATAAAAAAGAAAAGTTATAAATAAAAGAAAAAAAGGTTATAAAATGGATTTGGTGATGTGGAAGTACTTTGTGGAAGCCGGAATACTAGGAATAATTGCTTATTTTTACTTTTCTGGTAACAAAAAAAGAGAAAGAGATGCAGAAAAGCAATCTTCAAAAATTGTAACAGCAGCACTCGAAAAAGTATTCAGCGAGAAAAAAATTGTAGATGATGCTGACAAACAAGATGAAAAAAATTCAATTGTGACACTTGATAGAATTGTTATAGATGAACTAAGAACATATGAATCAAAAAATATAAGAGAACATAATGATATCAAAGAAATTTTAAAAGAACACACTAAACATTTTGATATAACAAATAAAAATTTTGCAGAAATAAAAACAGGTTTGGATGATCTATATGCCTTGTTCAAGAAAGGAGAGGATTCAGAAGCAAGAAATAAACAATATCGAGGAGTTATCAGATTAAAAATTGGTGATGTTTTGCCATTTTTCTCAAATGAAAAACTTCGTTGTTTCATTGTGGAGCAATGCGGAGAGTTTGGTGATTGGGTTATGGATAGTATGACCTATATTTTTAACAGTAGCGAAGATTTAAATTTGGCGGTAGAAAATTTAAAAAACCATTGTTTCAAAATGAATGCAAAATGTCAAACAGAATTTTCAGTTGATGTGTGTAACAAATATATGGAACTCAAACAAAAAAGATTAGATGAATATATAGAAAAAGTTCGTAGCATGATCGGTGGAAGCATTAATGATAAAGTGAACAGGTTTTTTAATCTTTCAATTTTGTTTATGCAAGATACCGCCAGTGATATTTTAACTGCGTGGAGCACGACAAATAATAAAGAACCAATACCAATCAAATCAATGGATGGATTAGATGAACTCAGGAGAATCGAGAAGAAAATTAAAAAGAATATAGAAGTTGATGTTAATTAGGAATAAAATTTTTATTTTAAATCCCGTATAATTCGGGATTTTTTATTTAAGTAAAAATATAAATAAAAGTATGACGGATTTAACACACGAAATATCTAACCGATTAAATGCGAGATTATATAAGTCAAAATCTCCATATATTCATGTTATTTCTCCAAACAGTGGAAGTTTTGAACAACCATACACAGTTATAATCCTTTGGAACAGCGGATATTTTAATAATTTTTATTTTCCAAATGTGAAGATTGAATTATATAAAGACGGGGTTTATTATTCTACAATAGCCGAAAGTACACCAAATAATGGAATTTATTCTACAATTTTTAAAACTCTTATGGGTGGTAATTATCAAATAAAAATAAGTGTGGTGAATTATTCGGAAGTATTTGGATTTAGTGATTATTTTAGCTTAGTGGGAAGTGAAATCAATCCTTGGATTTTAACAAATTTCTATTATGGTTCAAATGTTCCATACGATAATGAATGCTGGATTCTCACAAACAAAAATTATGAAGAGAATACATTTACAGGATTGGATAGAGGTTGGATATTATTAACTAATGGAACGGATGACCCCGGAATACCAGAATAAAGGAGATTTAAGATATGAAATATTATATGACACAGCTTGGAACAGACCCAGAAGGAAATGTAGAGGTTTTACAACAAATCCCAATAAATGACCCAACTGGTGGTATTCCTCGTGTTAATTATTATGAAATGAGAAATGTTTGCGACACAGATGGAAATACTTATTATTCTTATGGCGCGTTGATTGGAAAGATTGATGTGGACGGAAACAGAACCGAGATAAATGTAAATACTGCTTTGGGATTATCTCCTGCCGATTATGAAGTTCAGGGTTTAGCTTTAGATAATGGTTTAGATGTTGGTGGAAGAAATTTATATATTATGATAAATACACTCACAACAGCAACAAACGCAAAAATATACAAAATAAATGTATCTTCATTCACCTTATCTGCAAGTAATTTTTATGTAGCTTCTAATCAGATAGCATCATATTATTTTAGAATTGATAAATTTAATAATTTGTGGGTAGGGAGAAATGCGGCAAGTTCGACCACAAATGGTAGTGTAATAAATGCTGATACTCAAAATGTTGTTAATTATGGGTTTGATGGTAATAATAGGATTATTTATACTGCTGTAAATCAAATTGGTAATGGATATGGTTTATGTGGAGGTGCGCCAACAACCAGAATGTCACGATATGTTTATAATAATATAATAGTTGCTAATACTAATATGGTAATATCCGAAAATATAGGATATGTAATAGATTTAATTTGTGATAAAGATGACACCTTGTGGGCATTATCTAATCAACAAAATGGAACTACTCAAAATATATTATACAAAATGACTTCAATTGAGACTACACCAGTAATAACAGTCATACCACTAACAAAAGAAGATTTGACCACACCATTATATTACTGTTATAATTTGCACACTAATTTGGAAGGAGATATTTTCTTCTCAACTTATGATGTTATAGGGGGTTATAATATATATATAATAGCAGTTGGAACAACTACAATAACAAAATATGTAGCAGGACTTGGTTCTAAAACAACTGGAAATGACCCATACGCATTTTTCTTAACTGATAAAGGTCATACTGGTGCAAATCTTTCGTAAATTTTATAAATAATAAGAAAAGGTTAAATTATGAATTTAGGAATATTAAAACCACATACCGCCGGAAAGGGAATACTGATTGAAAATAGTAATTCAAATTGTATAGTTAAAAAAGTTTTGAACGAAAGTACAGGGAAGAATGATTATAATTTTTCGGGAATTTATATGCAGGGTGACGTTGAGAACAGAAATGGAAGAATTTATCCATTTTATGATGTTCTTCTTCCAGAAACTCAAAGATATATCAGAGAAGTAGTAGATAAAAATAAAGCAGGCATGGAATTAAACCATCCAGATGAGTTAATATTGAATCCCGAAAGAACGGCGGCAAGAATTAAGAAATTGTGGCCAGACGGAACAAACATAATGGGCGAATCCGTTATAGTTAATTATGGTCTTGGTCTGTTGGTTAAAGAAATGTTTGAGGCGGGATTTTCTTGGGGGGTCAGTTCAAGAGCAACAGGAACAGTTAAAAAAGATAAAAAAGTTGATAACGATCTAAGTTTAGCAGAAATTGATATAGTTTTTGATCAGAGTGCGCCTGATGCAATCGTATATCACATGACAAATGAATCTGCAAATACAGTCATAAAAGAGAAACTTTTGACTGAACAAGAACTTGATGAATTTACAAAAATATTTAAAAAATTAAGTCCAAAAGATAGATCAAAACACATAAATCTATATAACACAATAATAGAGAGAATGCATGGTTCAAGATAAAATAATATGTAAAATATGTGGAAAAGAATGTAAAAATAATTTTTCTTTTTCATATCATATTGTTCATTCTCATCCGGAAATAACGAAACAGCAATATTATGACACTTATATTTTACAAAATGTATCAGATAAAAAATGCAAATATTGTTCAAACGATAAAATGTTTATTGATATCGCACATGGGTATAGTCAATCGTGCGGTAGTGTTGACTGTCAGGTAAAAGCACGGCAAGAAACAAATTTGCAAAAATATGGTGTAGAAAATATTATGCAAAGCAAAGAAATGCGAGAAAAAAGTAAAAAAACTTGTATGGATAAATATGGTGTAGAATTTTCTTCTCAATCCAACGAAATGCGAGAAAAAGTTAAACAAACAAATTTAAAGAGATACGGTTTTGAAAATCCTTTACAAAATAAAGATATATATAAAAAACAACAACAGACTATTCGCGAAAAATATGGTGTTGATAATGTTTCTCAAAGTGCAGAAATAAAAGAAAAGAAAACAAATACCTGTAGAGAACATTATGGAACAGATAATCCCCTACAAGCGGAAGTAAATAAGGAAAAATCAAAAAAAACATGTATGGATAATTTCGGTACACGGTGTCACCTTCAAAATGATGAAATGAAAGAAAAAATTAAAAATACATGTATCGAGAAGTACGGGGTAGAAAACCCTATGCAAGATCAAGGAATATTTGATAAGTGTTCCAGATCAGCGTTTAAATGGAAAGATTATATCATGCCATCTGGAAAGGTAGTTAAAATTCAAGGATACGAAGGAATATATCTCGATGAATATTTCTATAATAAGGGATCAGAGGAAGATATAATTGTTCATCCAACTCAAGATATAATTGGAAAGATATGGTATTATACTAAAGATGGGAAGAAACATAAATATTTTCCAGATTTCTATATTCCAAAAGAAAATAAAATAGTAGAAGTTAAATCTACATGGACTATGAAACGAGATTTAGAAAAAAATTTACTAAAAGAAAAAGCTTGCATATTATCATGCCGCAATTTTGAATTTAAAATATATTAGGAGGATTAAATGTCTGGGGGAGCATTGGATTATTTTACACACAAACTTCAATATGGTATAGATGATATTGAATCACATATCAAAAGCGATTTCAAATATGAAGAAGAAGTTTGGAAAAATGATGGTTGGGCTAAAGATAAACAGATAGTTGATCAGTTATCATATTTAACTCCTGAGCAAAGAGAAAAATTTGTGAAAAAGGCAAAATCATTGGTTAAAAAATTAAAGAAAATAGAAGAGGAAGTTCATACATTGGAATGGTGTTTGTCTGGAGATTATTCATTGGAGGATTTTATAAAATGAGAAAAGCAGTATTAGTAGCAATTACTAATTGTGAAGATTGTAAAAAATTATATGGCAAATGTAAAGTAAATAACATTAATGATTTGTTGTGTCCGTTATCAAATGAATTTCTAATAGATAAAGATACCTCTTATAACAATGTAGTTTTCATTAAAATAGAAAATATAATTTTGAGAGTGAAAGAATGAAATTAGATAATAGTGAAAAAATAAAAAAGTTTATGAGTTTTGATTCTAAAGATGATTTCTATTTCGTTACTCTTTTAAAACGAAAAAAAGATTTTACCAATTGGAATATGAACTGCAACAATATTCCGGTTAAAAATTATTACATCAAATCATTAGAGGATTTTGATAAAAAAATTCCAATGATACAAGAAATTTGTGAAGCTACGAATGCGAGAGCTTATTTTTGGTTGAATAAAAGATCATTCAAAAAATGTTCTATGAAGCTTATTTCCGCCGTTGCTACAAATATTGAAACTGAAAATTATGAAGGCAACAAAGGCGCATGGGATTCGGTATGTGGCAGCTACTCAAATGATAAAAATAAGAAATGGATATTTGATATTGATGATCCTGAAAGAATTATTCCCATAGAAGCATTGATAGATTCTTTGAATAAAATATTAGTGGAAATTCAACCCATTGATGTTAAAAATAAAATAATGGATGTTATTCCTACATTGAACGGATTTCATATTATAACAAGTCCTTTTGATATTCAGAGTTTTCATAAATTGTACAAGGAACGATATAATGCTCAAATTCCTTCTGAAGAGGTGAAGAAGGATGCACCAACATTGTTGTATTATAACAACAAATTGGGAGAATGAAAATGAATGATCAACTTGGCGAAAGAATGAAATCACAATATGAACACAGAACAAGGTATTATCTTCCAAGAAGAACATATACAATTATAAGACTAGACGGAAAGGCTTTTCATACCTACACCAAAAATTTAGAAAAACCATTTGATGCAGGTTTTATTGATGATATGAATGAAACCGCTAAATATCTTTGTGAGAATGTTCAGGGTTGTAAATTCGGATATGTTCAGTCTGATGAAATTTCTTTATTATTAACTGATTTTGATACTATAACCACTGATTCGTGGTTTGATGGTAACATTCAGAAAATAGTTAGCATATCCTCAAGTTTAGCAACCGCGGAATTTAATCAGTTGAGGCTTATGAGATTCACTGATAAAAATAGCGTTCCACGATTTCCTTGTGGTAACATTTCATCTGTTTGTAATTCTGAAGATATTTTAAATTTTAAATTGGCAGTGTTCGATTCTCGTGTATTCACCATCCCAGATAGAACAGAGGTTGAGAACTATTTCATTTGGAGACAACAGGATGCAGTAAGAAACTCAATTCAATCGTTGGCTCAATCAAAATTTTCTCATAAAGAACTTGAAAAGAAAAATACTTCACAACTACAGGAAATGATTTTTCAAAAAGACGGAACGAATTGGGATAAATTAGATTGTGGACTAAAAAGAGGCAGAATGGTTGTTAAGAAAGATGAACTAAGGACAACTGACAGTAATACTGGAGAAAAATTATATTCTTCTGTTTGGGTAGTAAAATCTGCTGATAATTTTACTTCTCCAAGCGAGTCGATTGACTACCATAGAAAAATATCTTTGTATATACCCAAATATGAATAAAAGGAGAATAAAAAATTGAGAACTAAAATAATTTCAGCATTTCCGGGATGTGGCAAAAGTTTCTATTTTAATAATAATAAAGATATAACATTAGATTCTGATAGTTCGGAATTTTCTTGGATTTTAGATTATGGATTTACCAAACAAAGACACCCAAACTTTCCTCAAAATTATATTGATCATATAAAAGAGAATATTGGAAAATATGATGTAATATTTGTATCAACACATAAGGAAGTCAGAGAAGCATTATTAGATAATTGTATATATTTCTCAACAGTATATCCGAGATTGTGTGATAAGGAAATGTTTAAGCAAAGATATATTCAGAGATGTTCAGATGAAAGCTTCATTAAACAAATTACAGAAAATTGGACGGAATGGATTAGAGATTTATCAAAACCAGAAATAGGTTGTAGTTGTTATGAATGGGATTTTTCTCGTAAGAATATGGAAGATTTTATTAAATTTTTACAAGAAAATAAATCTTGACATTTGAATAAAAATATCTTATATTACTATTAAGTTTTAAACAGGAGAGTGAAAAATGGAAATGAAAAGAAAATTTAAAGAAGGCGACATAGTTCAGCTCAATGAAGATGAATTATGGAGAAGTATATGGTGTTTACAGGCAAAACGTTTTTTAAACATTGACTTCGAGGTATGGATGATATATAGTTACAAAGGCAGAGAGTTTTATTGTAGGATAAAAGATGTTAAAACTAGTGAGATATTTTTGCACGTAGAAGAAACATTATTAAAAAAGAAGGAGAATGACATGAAACAAGAATTTAATGTTGGTGATAAGGTAAGAATAAATGATGGTTCTAAAATTTTTAGCAAAAACCTCGATTGGCAACGCGGTATGAATGATTTAGTTGGAAATGAAGATACTATAACCGGATATAATTCAGACACAGGAAACTATCTCCTCAATAGTGGGTACTATATGTCTCCATTGTGGCTTGAAAGAGTTTACAAAAGTTCAGATTTTTCTATCGGAGAATGGGTTAAGATTAAAATCGATTATTTTAAAGGACAAGTGGGACAGATTAAAAATAGACCACTTACATTGGAAGATGTTTATGTCGTGGATTTTAATAGAATTAAAAGTATTGCAATTCGTTGTGATCACTTTGAGAAAATTGCTCAGCCAAAATTTAAGGTTAAAGATGGAGATGTTGCTGAGGTTAGAGGTCACAATTGCGGCTATAATTGCGCCAAATCAAATATGATATTAAGTGGCAAAATAACCACCCATCTAGATGAGTATGGTTATCTTTTGAAGGACTCAGACACAATGTTTGTAAATGAAAAACATATAATAGGAATTTTACCGAGAGAAGTAGAACCAAAACCCATGACCTTTGACCCAAATAAAGAATATGCTGTTAGGTTTTTGCCAACAGAGCCAAAACTTAAAGTTGGTGATAGAGTTAGGTGTGTAAAAATAATCGAAGGTTGTCCAGATGAAAATTTAATAGGTAAAGAAGGTGTAATAACAGACTTTGAAGGAATTAGAACAATAGTGAAATTGGATTTTGATGGAGGTTTAAAAAGAGTTTTTATAGATGGTGAACTTGAAAAAGTTGAAAAAGCAATAACTGAATGGAGACCAAAGAAAGATGAAGTAATCAAGGTTACTGAGAATGATGATATTACTTGGTATAACAGAACTTTCAAAGTTTACATGGATGGAAAATATTGGTGCGAGGACGTTGATACGAACACTGGAGATGTTAGTTTAACTCCATGGACTTTTGCAAAACCTATCAATAAACCAAAGATTACCATAACATCAACACCAATACACGACAATCATATATTTAAGCATCTTAAGAAATGGATGGATATTAATTCCGCACCAAAACCAAAATTCAATGTTGGTGATATAGTAAAAGTTAAAACGAATAGAGGAACAACAGAAACAATCGGCAGAATTACAAAATATTTTGAAAATTTTTGGAGCAAGGTGAGCGAGTCATATATTGGTGAAGCGTATCTGATAAAATTTGCAAACGTCTCTTATTTATATACTATTGATAAAATAGAAAAATTAGAAACCTTCGACTTCCCAACTGATAAACTTTCTTTCAGAGGAAAATCAAAAGGTATTATGCTCGATGAAAATATAGTTATGTATTATTCACACAAATATAAAAGAATACTCATTAGTGAAGCAGAGAAGAAAATTCCGAAAGATATTGTTTGGGTTAAAGTTGATAGGAAAGATTTGAAGAACGGAGATGTGGTTTGTTTCGCGGATATTTCAACAAGATACATCTTCGTTGATGACCATATTACCTTTACTGGATTCTACTATATGTTGAGTGGCGGATATAATTCAGTAGAGAAATCAAATAGCACGGATGGATTTCAGATTTACAAAGCAGTAGAGGTATAAAGATGGATAATGATATTTACTATTTCAACCGTGATGAAGATTATAAAAAACGATCTTATGAAGAGGATGCTAAAGAGGATGGTTCCGGACTTTATGAAAATACTTGTCCTCATTGCGAAAAGAATTTTTATGGCAGTAAGTATAGAATGGGAACAATGTGTAAACTGTGTGTAGCTGAATATAGCAGGAGTAAGAATGAAAAAGAAACTGATTGAAATTCTCGAAGTGAGTGAGGGTTTTAGTGGATGGTTGCCTATTGAAATGAAAGATATAAAGACTGATAGTGTATTTAGATGGTCTAATACAGAAGAGGTTGTTTGGAGATATGGCATCGCAGTAAAAGATTCATATTACCAAGAAGATGAATCTTGTTATGGTGTAGAATGTTCAGATTTAGAAAATAAACAAGAAGCAGAAGAAAAATATAAGGAAAATGCTACTACTTAAATATTCTCCAATAACTGATTATGATAAGGTTTCAGAAGAATTGGAAGAATTGTTCAAGCAAGAAGCATATGAGGTTTATATGGATACCGTTAAAGATTTTACACAAATTGATCTAAGAGATAAAGAAGAAAATGATGCTTGGAAAGACCTATGAGAGAACCCGGATATTATTGGATTAAATGTTGTGAAAATTCTGATTGGTGTGTGGCAGAATATATCAAGGGTGTATTCATAATAAATACGGAATGCTATCCTGTTCCAAAATATAAAGAAGAGGAAATTTTTGAGATTGGAAATAAAATTGAATATTACATGGATTAGGGCTTGACATTTGATGAAAAATGTCTTATATTACTATTGAATTTAAAACAGGAGAGAACAAATGAAAAGGACTACCGAACAAATCTCACAACTATATAAATCCACTGCGCTAAATGCAATTAGAAAATTATATAATCCAAAAACAAAACATAATTTTACTTATTATGAGGGTGAAGGTAGTAGAGGAGAACAAACAATAATACAACTTGAAAAAGATTTGATCAATTTAAAACGAGGAGAGAAAGATGAAAGTAAAATTTAAAAAAGATATCGAAGCTATAGAATATGATGGGACAAAGAAAAATATTAATTATATTTTAACGCAGTTTGATTCTAATAATTTTGAACATCTTTCCGATATAACTATTCTCGATGTTTTTTGTGGATCAGATGGCTGGATTGAAGTAAATAAAGGTGATATTATACTCAGAATATTTGATGAGCTTAGAGTAATGTCAAAGGAAGCCTTCGATAAAAATTTTGAAGAGATAGAATAATATGAAATGTTGTATGTGCAAAAAAGATGTGAATCCATTCAGTCCAATAAACGGTTATATTCAGTTAGATGTAACCAGTTATTCTGAGGTTTATTCAAGTGGCATAATAAGCGATGTTGGAGAGTGTAGGCAGTCAAATCATGTCGTGAAATATATTTGTGCTAAATGTCTGAAAAAGTTTAATGAATTAACTGGAAATTAAAATGAACCTAAAAGAATATATTCACAATGCTAAATTTGAAGATGTTTGGTGGGAATTGTATCATCTCTATCACGATGTAAAAAAGAATAAAGATGGCTATGAAAAAGTTTGGAATGAATTGAAAAATCTTCCAGTAGATGATGAATACAAAAATACTCAAATTGAAGTTTATTTTGTTCATAATGACGAAGAACCGTGTGATGATTATTTTGGTGTTCATGGAAAAGAAGAAGGAGAACAAGTTGATTCTTGCTTCTCTTATGTAAGCTGGGAGAAAGTTCTTGGTATGAGTATGGATGAGCAAACTGTCATAAAGTATCCTAAGGAATTTGTGATTGCTCTTGTAATTTATGATATAACATGGGGTGGCTTCTCTCAAGAAGATATTCAAAAACACACTGAAAGTTGGACTAAAGATGAAATGGAGGATGAAGAAAATGAGTGACAAAACAAATACATACTTTTATCAGGCGTGTTATGAATATGAAGGTTACATAGAAGCTAAAGATATTTATGATGCTATTAAATTAACAACCGAAGAATTAAGAGAGAAGGTAAAAGAGTCTGAGCAAATAGGATCAGATATTTCACTGAGAGTGTGGAGAGTTTCGGATATGGCAAATATGAATAATAATGAATAGGATTTTTAAATGGAGACAAAGATGAGTAATGAATTTACAGAAAAAGATAAACAGTTATATTTGGCTGTTAATGAAGTTCTTGGTAGAAACTGCTGCATGAGTTTATCTTTTGGAACTATCAAGGATATTCGGAAAGTTATTTTGGATCAGATAAATATAAGCACTATTGAAAGATTTGTAAAAGATTATGGAATATGCCAAGATTTTAATATGGACGATGGTATAGAACTTTTGGATGAATTTGTAGAGGAACTTAAAAATGATAATATATGAAGCTCTATTTTGTCCTTGTATATACGAATCCACTTACCGCACAATATCTTTACATTATACAGAGGAAGGCGCAAAGAAAGCAATCAGAGAACATAAAATAAGAGAATTAAATTATTGGAAAGAATGGTCTGGTTGGCACGAAATCAAAAAACTTCACGACGAGATTAAAGAAGGTAATATAGTATATTCAACAGAATATGAAGAGTTGAAAGAATATTTGCGAAATACCAAATTTGGATTTGATATTGATTGGAAAATAGTTGAAACGGAGGTCAAAGAATGATCAAATTAGATAGAGACTGGATGAGAAAAGTTCAAAATGCTGTTGATAAGCAGGAGCGAGCCAGTTGTAAATATAGAGACAACATCAGATGTAACAAATCCGTTTTAGTTGATCGGTATTTTTCTTTTCTGAATAATAGGTGCTTCAAATTAAAAATTACCAAAGAACTCGGTTATGAATATGAAACCAATGAACGATTATTTAATGAAGAAGTATTTTATGCTTATTTTGCTGTATCACAGCATACAATGACAAATGGAAAAACTAACAAAGAATCGAGTTGGTATAATTATGGAGTCGAGTTTTCATTAGGATATAGCAGTAATAAATATATTATCAATTTTAGAGATGAAAAGTTTGATTGGAGAGAATTTAAACTAACATGGAATGAATTACTTCAATTAGAATATGAAGAAATAACCTCAGTTCAGTATATGGATTTCGTCAAAAAATTTATTTTATAATACTTGACATTTAGATGAAAATATCTTATATTATTGTTAAGATTTAAAAAAGGAGAGATAATGAGAACTATACAGGAAATAAAAACAGAAATAAGTAATCTGGAGTTTTTTATTCATTTCAGAGAAGAATCTACCAGTGGAACAGAAACTTTTGCTTCACTTACTCTTTTTGAATTATATCAGGAATTGGATAATGCTTATAAAGAACTTAATGAAATTTGTGAAATTTAAAGGAGAGGAAATAAAATGAAAAATATAATTACTGTAGATTATATTCAATTAGTAAAACCGTTTGATTTAAAAATTAGTGAAGAAATTACTAAAACTTCGGTGGTATTTATGAAAGAATTAACAGAATTAGCGGTAAAAAATGGAACATCGGAAGGCATGACAACTAAGAATATTGATAAAATGGCGGAGGTAGAAGTATGACAAAATTCAAAGTTGGGGATAGAGTAAAAAATAAATTATTAGGTAAAGTAGGAATCATATATTCTTTGAGTGTGCAGAATGGTTATTATATAGATTATAGTATAGATGATGGTTTAGTGTTTTGGGCATCTGAGGAGAATTTATTCTTAATACCAGAACCAAAATTCAAAGTTGGGGATAGAGTTCAATATACTTCTGCTAATTTGGTGACTTTGTCAAATAAAAAACTTACGAGATATGATATTGGCACCATAAAAGATGTAACAAAGAAACCTGATATATGGTATGTTGAATTTGAAAATGGTAATTTTTATGTTGAAGAGAAAAATTTAATAAAATTAATAGGAGAAAGCAAAATGGAAGACTTAACAGACCTGAAAAGAAAGTATGAAGAACTCGGCAAAGAGATTGAAAAAATTGAGAAGCAGAAGAACGAAGATTATGTTTTGAAACTTGAAGTAATTGAGAGAAGTAATTGTTTAGTGTTATGCTATTATGCAAATGGTTTAAAAGTTGACATCGGGCATATATCATCTTTGGGTAATTGCTATATATTAAATGATACTCGAAGAGTGTCTGGTTACGAAAAATGGCGAGCAAATGGTATGAAAGTCTGCTCTGATAAAGTGGAGTGGAAAGGTAAAAGATATTTTGTTGGTATATTTAACAAAAATATACAGCTTTGTTCAACTACGCTTGATGGAGATTGTTTCCCAACCACAAATAAAATATATGATTTTACAGATTGTTATTGGTTTAGTGGGGTTACAGATGATAACATCGTAAGATTCAAACACAATAACAGACCGATAGGATTTTAAAGATGTGGGTTAAATGTCAATATGAAAAATGCTCAAATCCTAACCATGAAGAAAATCCACACATAAATTCTCCTATAAACTTAGATTTTATCGGAACTGTATATATGGAATATGATAAAGATGAGGATAGACACCAGATAGTTTTTTATAATGGTATAGAACCGCGAGAGTTTGTTTGGTATTATATATTTGAATATCAAAGAGATGAGGATTATGAAAAGATTTTGAAATTATTAGGACTTAAATAATGAAATACTCATATAAATTGTTAATTCCTAAAACCTTTAGATTGAAATTATACAAACGGCAAAAAGACATATTTATTATTTGCTCTGTCAGAGGAGCTTCTGACGAGTATAGAAAAAAATTAGAAAAATATGTTGAATCATTAGAAACTTGTGGTTGTTGTGTTCATCTCCCTCACAGAAATACTGACCAGACAGCATCAGGTTTAGAAATATGTATTCAAAATTACAATGCCATTTCAGATGCGGATGAAGTTCATATTTTCTTTTCACCGGCATCAACGGGAACCCATTTTGATATGGGTGTTGCCTTCGCTCTTCATAAGAAAATTGTAGTTGTAGAAAATTGTGAAGAAGAATTGAAAAAAGAAGGTAAAAACTTTGCTAAAATGTTGGCACAGTGGGAAAATAAATGAAGAAACCAACATTACAAGAATGGCTCAAAGAGCAGGTTGAGAAATTTGCAAAGAAAAGTGTGAATCCAAAACCAAAATTTTTCTTTTGTAATTTGGAAGATTTGGAATTTTATAAACGGTTATTTAACGATGAAAAATTTTTAGAATTAGATGAGATAGGAGTAGAAAAATGAATGATGTTAAAAAATTAAAAGATGAGAAAAAGGAAATCCACAGAAAATGGTTGGAGTATAGTAGAAAAATTTACAATCTCAGAAAACGAAACGTAGAAATTAATAAAGAAATTGAAGAAATCCAGAATAAGTGTTCTCACCCCGAGTACAAAACCGACGGTACCACTTATGAGAACAACAAAGGAGAAAGAGAATTATTAAAAATTTGTGTTGCTTGTGAGAAAAGTCTCTATAATTGGAGAAATTAAAAAATGAATGAACTTGAGAAAAATATAATATTTAAAGGTTTAAGAAAGATTGTTGACCCTTATAATATGAATGAGCGCATACAGTTAGAGGTAGATATACCAATAACCGATTTACAAGTTTTACAAACGGTTGCTGGCAGAAAAAGGATGAAAGAAATTCTCGGCAAAATACTTGCTGATAAAATTGTAGATAACTTTATAATTGGAGAATAAAATGAGTAATAATTTTAGAATTGAAATTAGTAAAGAATTAAAAGTAGATGGTTTTGAATTGGCAGATGAGTTCCCACTTGAAACTGTTATGAATGTAAAAATGAAGATTCCGATAGAACGATTTATAGATTTGATTTTCGAAAAAGGTAAAGAAAAAGCCATAGAAATTGCTATGGAAGAAATTAAAAAAGAACTATTCACCTTTGACAAAGTGAACGATTTACTTTTAAAATAGGAGATTAACTTATGGATGTAAGAGCAAGACAAGAGTTAGAGGTTTATTGGAAGTTTTCCAATAACGACGTTCGCATAAATCCAGACGATATTCATGGTAAAAAAATTCCACACTTCGAATGGGCATTGAAGTATTGGAAGCGTAAGAAAGCAGAGGGATTAACTCATTGTCAAGGATGGTTAACTCGATATGCTCATAATTTGAAAATAAGAAAATTGGAAAATACCTTTATATATCCGTTAATGGTAGATGATATTATACAGTTTTTTGAAGAAAAAGGGGTAAAATGAATAGTTTAGAATTTATAGATTATTTAAGAAATTCGACTTTAACAGAATTATATATTTGTTTAGTAAAATATAGAAATAATTATAATGGTGTAGTTTCGGAACAAGAAGTGTGGGTAAATTTTCAATTATTACGAGAAATAAGCGAATGAATGGTTAAAGGAGAACATCTTGACAAAAATTTTAATATATTTGGGATAAGTGTAAAATGAATAGCAATAAAACAGAGGAAATATTTTACAGAATAAAAGAGAAGAATCTAATACCTGCGGGATATGGTTTGTTTGCTCAAAAAAGAGAAGCAGTAGTTAATTTAGACAGAATACCTTTGCTTCTTTCGGAGAGAGAAAAAGAGGAAACTTTAAAACAAATGAAAAAACTTGAAGATTCCGACGGGTTTCTATTTTGGTATGAGTCAGATGAAGGGCGAGAATGGAAAGAGGAAAATAAAGATTCTCTTTGTGGTTGTGTGAGGGATTATCTAAGAAAATATTTCGGAATTGCAGAGGAAGAATGGAATGAAAAAATCTGAGATAGAATATGCCACAAGAAAGGCAGTAGAAAACTTTGATGCTTGGAATGAAAGCACAGGATGGTTTCAGACTTGCTGTGGAAGCTACGATGAAATTTGTTCTATAATACAAGATGCTGTTCATATCGGAGCACAAATGGCTATTCACGGTAAAATATTTAGAGACAAAAATGGAGATATTTTATACAGTGATAGAGATATAAGAGGAATGGTTGTGGAAGTGCCTGATAATGAAAAAGGTATTCCAGCCGATTTAGCTGATTGTGGAGATAAGTAAAATGATACCAATAATGATGCGAATAAATAAGGCTATCGGAATTTGTTCTGAAGCCATTGGTTCTGAAAATGTTAAATATCACGAAAAATTATTATTTGATAGTTTTGATAATAATAAAACTACGATGATTGGAATACAAGTCATAACCGATTTAGAAACTTATCATAATCTTTACGATGTTATAATGAAAGATTTTGAACCCAATGAATTATGGTTTTGGTGTACTGAAAATACAAAGGGTAAAGAGGGAATAGTTTATGCACCATATATTGCTATAGCCAGAGAGGAAAATAATCCTTGACATTTGATAGAAAATATCTTATATTACTATAGAATTAAAAAGGAGAGAAAGATGAAAGAATTTAAAGCTGGTGACAAAATAATATGGGATAGTGGATTTGGCTATGAACTTGGTTATTTTGTCGGAGAAGGTGTTATGCATAATACTTGGAGCGTTAATTTGATTACTGGTTGTTCTATCGGGCAAGATGTATCTTTTGATAAATCTGAAATTTTTCTTTATAGTGACGAAGAGCATCAGAGGTGTAAACAAAAATATCAGGAAAATCCATTTCTTGGATATCCTAATGTTGAAATATAAGGAGAGAACATGATTAAAGATAAATGTTCATGGAGTGAGTTAGAATCTTATAGCACTAAACTTGATTGTACTCATATTTTAAGATCAAAAGATGGCAGGATATTGTTTAGTATGAAATATATTGACGGATACTTGATGAGTTTTGATAGTTTATTTTCTTTCTTGTTTGTCAAAGAAGATTTTAGAAATTTGAGTATAAAGGAAACCAAAAGTTTCGTGTCAAATAAAATTGAAAACTGGATAGTACTGGAAGTAATATGAAAAAAATATTTTTAATTTCTCATTGTTCTTGTAAATGGGATTATGAAAGTCCTTATACTCCTTGTTCGGCACATCCAACAGAGGAATCTGCTGAGAAAGAAGTTGAAAGGTTGAAAAATAAAAAGAGAGCATTACTTATAAAAGAATATAAGAAGGATATAAGGAGTGAGCAAAATGATCCAGAATTGACAGAGCAAGAAAAAGAAGATTATATTGCCGGATATCAAGATTGTATAACAAATATAGACGAAGAAATTGCAAGAGATTATGATTGGGAAATAGACGAAATAGAATATAAGGAGTGAAATAAATGAAAAAATTAGTCGAGGAGTTAACTTTAGAAGAAATTCAAAAAACTGCTATGTTTTTAGCGGGAAGGAAAATTGAGGATGCTATTTCTATATATGAAATACAATCCATGAAAACTGTTAAGAGTATTTCTTTTAGCAGGTATGGAGATAAACGCGATATATCAGTTGTTATAGAATCGTATTAAAAACAAAACAAAAAGGAGTAACAAAAATGAAGCTCAATATTAATGAAATGAGAAAATTTGAAATTTCAGAAAATTTCGATGGATTATCAATGAAAACAACAGAGGACAGAATAGTAAATATTTTTCAGAGAGATTGGGGATTTGAAATATTAACTGATGGTGGTCAGTGGTATTCGATTCAGCCAGAAAACACAAACGGTAAAAACTGGAATATGACTACACGGGGAACGGATAAAACAGATGAATAAAATATTTTTTATAGCTGATACTCATTTCGGGCACGACTTCATAGCAAAGAAAAGAGGATTTGGCTCAACAGCAGAGCACGACGAAACTATTATCAATGCGTGGAATAGTAAAGTCGATAATGGAGATAGAGTTTATATTATCGGAGACTTTATTTGGAATGGCGTTGATCCCGAATTTATTCTGAAACAATTGAATGGTGAAAAGTATCTCATAACCGGCAATCATGATAGGATTGGAAAACATAATGAAGCAATATTCCTAAAATATGTTAAGTGGATCAAAGACTACTTCGTGTTGAAAATAAAGAATGGTGATAATATTCCAAGCACAAAAATTGTTTTGTTTCATCATCCCATAGAAGTTTGGGATTCTGACCATTACGGCAGTTTTCACCTCTACGGTCATGTGCATGGTTATTGCCGACATAAACCCCTGAGACCTTTACCGAATAGATTTGATGTGGGCGTTAGGGAAATGGATGGTTGGAAACCTTATGAATGGGAACAGATAATATTCATTCTTAAGTGTATAGGTTTGTGGAAAAAGGATTATAGAGAAGAATTAAAACAAGCCGATGAAGAGGGTTTATAAATGGGAATTAAAACTTATTGCAAAATTGGTCAGATAACACAAGATAAAGTTGTTATGCTCGATATTCCTGAAGGTATGTTACTTACGCCTGATAGTACATTTCAAGACTATATGTATAAAATGCTGAAGTATGGTGTGGTGTATATGGAATGCACCTTTGAGAATCTTAAGCAATTGAAAGCAATGGTTGAAAATAAAACTTGACAGATAGGGGAAAATAATGAAAATAATGAAAGAAATTAGTATATTGCTTATGCCAGAACAATTAGAACCAAGAATAAAAATACGGACATATTATGAAGTCATAATGGAAATTGAGCGATCTCATTTATATTCTAATATAGCTACATATTGTTTAGATTTTTTATCTTTTGAGTATCTTGATAGAGGCTATGATGTTGCCGTATATAATTTGGGATTAGACGACGAAATGTATGAAGTTTTGAGATTATCCGAATTACTTGATCCAGAAAAAAGAAAACAATACACTGATAAAGAAATTAAAAAATCTTATAATATTCAAAAGATGTTTAAAGCCGGAGCATTTAAATTAAAAAATAAAACTTGACATTTAAACAGAATTGTCTTATATTACTATTGAATTTAAAAAAAGGAGAGAACAGAATGAAAACTCAAGAACTGAATGAAATCACCACAGAAGTTTTAGTTTGTATGAATCGTTTTTATAATCATATCAAAGATGATAGGTTAAGGATTAGATATTCAATAACAGATGTTGAGGTTGAAACTCAGGTAGAACCATTAGACAACAGTTCTGGTGATAAAATAAATCTTGTTATCAATATAAGGTCAACTTCTCCGGGAATAATAATCGGTGTAAGAGGTAAAGATATATATGCTTTGACTGATTGGTTAAATGGTCATTTTAAGACCTATAATAACATTAAAGTAAATCTTTTTGAGGATAGAATTTCTTCGTACTGGAGAAGTTATGAACAGGAAGATTTTTATGATGAGTTTGAATATTCATTTGAAGATGTAAAAGATTATGATTCTTCTGATATTATAAGTGATACAATAGAATATGAATATGATCCTTTACCATTATGCGAAGAATGTGATACCAAATAAAGGAGAGAAACGATGAAAATTTATAAAACAAATGCGGCTCTTGGATATGATCAATATGCATACCTAATTAAACTAAAGAAATTATCAGGACAATTAGGTTGGCAATGTTTGTGTATTGGAACTATGAATTGCGGTGATGATGACAGTTATGTTATGGGTGAAGTAGTAGAACAAATTGAGGATTTTTATTTGGAAGGATGCGATGATTGTAGTATAATGGATTTTTCTCTATATCATACATTTTTGTTTAAACATTTTCTCATGAATTATACGGAGGTAGAATAAAATGTTGACAATTTTGATAATATTTTCTACAATCACTATGATAACCTCTGGTGTATTTCTTGGAGAGAAAAAACCATTTTGGTTATATTTGTGTGGGTGTTTGATAGGAAGTCTTTTAATGTCTGCCCTCGTGGTCGAAGCTAAAAAAGTTGGTGTTGAGGAAGCTTTAAAAAATGTAAAAATAAAATATGAAGTGGTTACACATTCAGATAGTACAAAAATCGAGGAATAAAATGAAAACTAAATACATTATACGAAATATTAAAGGTGATGCTTTTTATTCTCTCAGCAAAGATAGGTTTGGTGGCAGATTGTTTGCTGATAGATTTGATACTTATGAAGAAGCCGAGGATATGATAGAACAGCTTATAGATGAAGAATGCTATATTCAGAAAATTTATAACGCGGAAGAATAAATGAAATTACTATTAATATTACTTCTATCAAGTTTATGTTTTGCCGAGATTTTCCACCTAAAAACATTTGAATACTCTACTACGAATTACCGGCACAGTTGGAGTGGATATATTCCAAAAAATGTAATTATAACCATAGATGAAGAAAGAGAAAAAATATATATTAAAGATGAGAAAACAACAGAACTCTTGATCACGTTCATAGATATTCAAAATTATGATGAATTGGAAACTGTATATCTGTATAAATGTATTAATTCTAAGGACGAGAAGATTGTGATTAAATATGTTCATAATTCTTCAAAATATCATAAATCTGTTGTTTATATATTTTTTGAAAAATATGCTAATTGTTATACCGTGGAGGAGAAATGAAAGAGACTGTTATCAAATGTGATATTTGCGGGAAATTGATTAGTTTGGGTAGTCACGGGCATCTTCAGCTTTCTGGTAGAGTTATCAATAATGTTTGTAGTTCCATAGATTATACAGAAGTTTGTTACGAATGTACGGAAGAATTGTTTGGGTTAATTGAAGGATTAAAAATAGAAGATAAGTCTTGACATTTAAGTAAATTATTCTTATATTACAATCGAATTAAAAATTAAAGCAAAGGAGGTGCAATATGTCTGAGAAAATTACAAAAATAATTTTTTTGGATGTTTGAGTGGACGGGGTTTTGAACTCGGAAGATTGGTATAAAGAAAGATATCCTGAATGGAGAGCAAGAGCACAGGATATGGATGATAAAGAATATCACAAATGGGAATTTGACCCAAAAGCTGTCGATGTTCTGAATAAAATTATCGAACAAACACAAGCAGATATTGTAGTTTCTTCAACTTGGCGTTCTATGCCCAGTATAAAAGAAATTCTTGCTTATGCTGGAGTAAAAGGAAATGTAGTAGGAATAACACCCAGATTATGGTGGAATGATATAGAGGCAAATATGCCATTTAATGATAGAGCACCTTCACTTCCAAGAGGTTTAGAAATAGAGGCATATTTATATCATACTCATCCTGAGTATAGTGTTAGAGAACAAGTTAGATATGTAATTTTGGACGATGATTCTGATATGTTGTATAGACAAAAAGATAAATTTATTCATACTTCTTGGTGGCATGGTTTAACAACAGAGCATATCGAAATTGCTGTAAATATTTTGAATAAGGAGAATTAAGGTGAACAATAACGAAATAAAATATTTGGAATCTGGCAAAACAAGAGTATGCCATAAACGGCTTAAAGATTTGGAGGGTGTTGTTGGTAAAACTTCCAAAGATGGTTGTTTGGTAAAGTGGGATAATCTTTCGTATGGATATGACCATTATTGTAGATATGAAGATTTGTGTATAGCACCGAAAAGATATGCAGATGATGAAGACCCAAAACAAGAAGATTATGTTAGCTATAAAATAATAGTACCTACTGAAAAAGATAGACAAGAACTTATGAGAGCTTTTGAAAATCTTCATGATAATATATCAACAGATACAAACATAATAGCAGTTAATCAATTGGTACATGAATATCTTACAGAAGAAAGAGAACTCGGATATACAAATAATATTATAACCAACAAACAACTTTTTGATAAGATTTAATAATGACTAAATTTGACATAATATCAGACCTTCACTACACTCATCATACCGCGAATAATCCACGGAAGATTGGTCTTTATATTAAAAATTTTATTAAACCAAAATCTGATAATATTATCATTGCTGGTGATATTTCTAATTCTATAGCTGATACACTAAGTTTTCTAAAACATTTAAAGAGATATTATTATCAGAAGATTTTGGTAGTTTTGGGCAACCACGATCACTATTTCTCTAATTCTGAAAGCGATAAATTTGATAATTATGAAATCAGAGCTAAATATCTTGTGGAAGAAATTAAAAAACTTGGAGTAATTGTTCTCGATGGTCAAATTGAAGAAATTGATGGAGTAAGAATATCGGGTTGTACTGGTTGGTATGATTTTTCTTATACACAGAAATTAAATCCTTGTATGACAGCGGTTAATATAATGAAGTATTGGTATAGAAATATGAATGATGGTAATTACATTAAAGGAATGATAAAAGACACAGAGCAATTAACTTGGGAAAATATGCAAGCGTGGTCATTTTCGGATAAGGAGAAAATATCTAAGGTATATGACCAAGTTGATATTATAGTTACCCATATTAGCCCTTTAAACGAGCCATTCTTTGCTTATGAACCTTACAAATATGATTTACTTACAGGAGCATATTTCTTCAACGGAATGGGTTTCGCAGAATACTCTAATGCGAAATATTGGATTTATGGTCATACACATGTTAAGCAGGAATATTTATTTGGTGATACTAAATTTATATCAAATCCAGTTGGCTATCCATTTGAAAATAAAAAATTTGAAGCAATACAAATAATCCTTGACATTTAGTTAAAAATATCTTATATTACTATTGAATTTAAAAAAGGAGAGAATAAAATGAAACTCTACAAAGTATTAAACAAAGATTTGCAAGCGAAAGATGGTGGAACATTTGATTACACTGAATATGTTAATAGCGGAAAATCAGTTCCGAGAATTGATGATATTTCTTTGTGTAATAAAGGATATCATGTAACGGAATATTGGAATATGTGGATTGATAAGGAAACAAATAGAATCTTTGAAATTGAAGCAGAAGATTTAGAAGAGGGTGATTCTGTTGGTGTAATAGAAAAACATGTTTGTAAATCTTTTAAATTTGTAAAAGAAGTTATTGTCAAATATGATAATAACAGCAATACGGGTAACAGAAATACAGGTAACAGCAATACAGGTAACAGCAATACAGGTAACAGCAATACAGGTAACAGCAATACAGGTGACTGGAATACAGGTGACTGGAATACAGGTGACTGGAATACGGGTGACAGCAATACAGGTGACAGGAATACAGGTAACTGGAATACAGGTTACAGCAATACAGGTGACTGGAATACAGGTGACAGCAATACAGGTGACTGGAATACGGGTAACAGGAATACGGGTGACAGCAATACAGGTGACTGGAATACGGGTAACAGGAATACGGGTAACTGGAATAATTGTAATTACGAAACAGGTTTCTTTAATACTATACAATCAGAAACAGTTAGAATATTTAATAAAGATTGTGATAGAAAGTTATGGGAAGAGTCTAAGAAACCCAATTTTATTTATTTTAATTTAGAAGCTGGTAAAACATATAAAGAGTGTTTTCAGAAATCATTTGAATTTGCGAGTAAAGAAGATGTTGAATTATTGTTGAATCTTCCAAACTTTGATTATAAAGCATTTGAAGAAATTAGCGGAATAACTAAAAAAATGATTCAGAAAAAACTAAAATAGGAGTATAAAATGTTACTATTAATTTGTATTCTACAGTCAGCTAACCTTTAAATCAGCTTTATTATTTTCGGTAGAGGAACTGTATATGCCTCTATGCAAAATATTAATTGATGCATTATAATCAGCATCCATAGTCATTCCGCAACTCAAACACAAGAACCGTTCACCAGAACGGTTTTTCTTATCTTTAAATCCACATTTACTACATGTTTGACTTGTATAAGCAGGATCAACTCTAACCAAGTTTATTCCTTGTTCCTCACAAATCATAGATAGCTTCACCAAAACCTTTGGATAACTCCATCTCTGTAGCTTGTTATTAAATTTTTTACTAAATTTGCTTCCCAACTTTACATTCTTTAAATCTTCAACTACAATTGTTTTTATTTCTTCCATTTCTATCTTGTTTATACTTCGATTAATTAAATTATCTCTCTCAGTTAATGCTTGCTTAAAATTCTTTGATCCTTGTTTCTTTCTGGATAGTTTGTTATAGATTTTCTTCATACCCAAATCATATATTTTATTTTCTGATGAAATGAGTAGCTTCTTATAACCACAATCTAAACCTATTTGCTTTCCTTTTGTTTTCTTTGTAACTTGCTCTTTCTCCCAAAATAAATCAAAGTATAAGTTATCATTAACTTTGTTCAAGGAAATAGAATTTTTCAACTTCCACCCAGAAGTTCTAAATTTATTGGAATGAAAATGATATTTTATTGGAATATTGATGGTTTGATATCTATGAATGGATTTTTTATATGGTGTAGTTAATCTAATAAATGAATCAAAGGATTTAGAATCCGAAGTGAAATTAATTAAATTTTTTGGAATAATTATAGTTACATTATTCAATTTTGGTTTAGTGAAATATTTTGTTTGTTGAATTGGTTTTAAATTTAATTCAGAGAATTTCTTTGATAAAAATTTTTGATATCTATTTTGTTCTTTTAGTTTGGTGTAAATCTTTTTGTAAGAATTAAATCTTTTATTGGATGCTTTTTTGTATTGACTTCCGATGGTGGAAGAAGCTTGTTGATAACATAAATTTTTCCAATCGGAGTTTTTTGTGAAATCATTAGATAACAATTTGCTGCTCATCCTCTTACTTAATTCCAGCTTTGCCGATATAATTTGATCAATATAAACTTCAATTTGCTTTTTACAATCAAAATAAATTTGTTCTAATAAATCTAATTTATTTTGGTTGGCAAATTTGAGAATATGTTTAGACGTTCTTATCATATACTTATATTTATAAAATTTTAAAGATTTTACTTGACATTTTAATTTGTATATCTTATATTACCATAAATCAATTATGGGAGAGAATAAATGATAAGTAAAAAAGAATTTGAAAAAGAAGTGGAGTGCATTTTGGCGGAATCCGTTCTGTGGGGTTTGTTTTTCGTGGTTACAGCACAAAACATAATAATAGTTGTTGCTATGATAGTAAACAAAACAGGAGAATATAAACTATTATATTGGCTGATACCATTTATTTTCTTTGTTCTCAGTTCTTATTACACAGTGAATTATATACAAGAATTAATTAAGTGAGAGCATTTTTTGATATATATCTGCTAGCACTGACTATTTTCTTTGAATCCGGTGGTGATGGTTACCAATCTAAAATTGCTCATGGTTGGGTTGTTAAGAACCGAGTAGATAGTAGATTATTCACAAATAGCTATGAGAGTGTAGTATTTCATCCAAAACATTTCTCTTGTTATAATCCTGAAGAAATAGAACTACACAAAAATAGATTATTAAGCGATAATAAATTAGAAAGACGATCATTGAAGAAGTGCATTGGAATAGCTGATAGTATATACTACAATTTAATACCTGATAACACAAATGGTTCTCTATGGTACACAAGAAAGTATGAATATAAAAAAGGTAAGAAAATTTTATTGAAAAGAAAGTGGATGAGAGAATTAGAGAAAACAAAAGAAATTGAAGGAACTATTTACTATAAAATGAGAGGAAAGAAATGAAAGATGAAAAGTTTGTTTGTGATCCAAAGTTGGTTATAGTTAGACCACCAGTGATTATTAAAGAAAATAAAAGTGAACCAGAACCAAGAGAAGAAAACATTAATATAAATTATACCTTTAGTGCTGAGGGGACTAAAACATACACTGGAACATACACAATAACACCATCAACAAAAGCACCAGAAGTAAAAAATGAGGTCAAATACATACAGTGTCGTTGTGGGAATGAAATTGTTAGAATTGAGAAAGATGAAAAACACTTAGGTTTTAATTTCTCGTTGTATGAATCTGGTTGCTCTGATAAACATTTCCTCGGACTTCCAAAATGGCCAATGTTATGGGAAAGAATCAAATATGCTTTTTGGCATCTGAGAACTGGTAGAATATATACGGATTGTGTTCTTATAGATTACAAAGAAGCAGAAGAATTATCAGAATTTTTGAAAATAGATGATTTAATTACAAAACAAAAATTAATAGCTGATGGCTGGAAATATTTTGAGACTAATTCGTTTAATGGTTTGGAATACTTCGATAAAGTGATTGATAAAGGTATTGTTATAAGATATTATCCTTTCAGAAATTATGTTGAAAGATATTTTGAATATGATGGTAGTATGACAATGAGTAGTGGAAATGTTTTTATGGTTAACAATAGCTGGAAGAAATTAAAACAATTTGAAGCTCTATACAAATAAAACAATAAAGGAGAAATAAAGATGAAAGATGTCGAAGAAATAAAGTATCGAATGAATGGTAATAAATGTTTAACTCCCTGTCCACACCGAGAACACCTCAATAATTCACTTATAATGGTAAATTCTGGCGCATGTGCATATTGCAAACATTGTATGATCAAGTATGACAATAGAATATTGTGTAGTTTTGTTGCTGATACTAAAAAAGAAGAAATTATTGGTTACGATAATGAAACTGTAATGACGATAAAAGAAATTGAAAAGAAACTTGGAATTAAAATCTAAAAGTGGTGGCTGAAAATGAAAATTAAATTAAACATATCAGAAGAATTTGTGGCAAAAGATGGAAGAGTTTTTTCTAGTAGATGTGAGTGTATATCATACGAATACTGTTTGGATAAAATCGAACAATTAAAAAGTGAGGGAAAGCATGTAGAAGCTTGCAGAGTTGCTCGCGAAAATAATTTAACCATTGAAATCAAAATAACCGGCAAAGATGAAACTGATGGTTATGGTATATTTAATTTTGATAAAGGAAAATTAAAGAGTTTTTTAAAATATAACAAGGACAACACAATAGAAGTTCAAATGATTCACGATCATACTACTCCCTTGGTTGGATATGTTTATAAAGAAAACGGTGAACTTCAATCACATAAAGTTTTTGATTCACACAAAGAATCTATGGTTCAGATACATGATTTTTTGAAAGATTTAAACAAAGAGGAAAAACATAATGAGTAAAATAGCAGAACACATCAAAAATAACATGCAAGAAGAAATTGAAGATATGGAGAAAAATGTGCAAGGATTAGAAATGATGATTGGTATGGCTGAGGATTGGAATTATAAAAGAACTCTGCTCACTCAAATATTTAATTTGAATGAAGAAATAAAACAGAGAAAAGGACAAAAATAAAATGATGAATAAAATTGAATATTTGATGACTGTTCTTTCTGAGGAATGTGCTGAAGTAGCAGAACTTTGTTCTAAGGTAAACAGATTCGGAATTGACAACATTGCTCCTGATGAAACTTTGAGCAATAGAAAAAGATTAATAAACGAACTCAATGATATTTATGGTGTTGTAGCATTGTTGATGGAAGAACAAATCTTACCAGAAAAATGTATAAACGGCGCATTGGTTCAAACTAAAAAGAAAAAAGTAGATAGCTACTATAAAGAGTATAAGAAAGAGGAAGAAGAGTGGTCTGGTGGAATAATTTCGAGAAGTTTTTAAAGGAGAGAATAAATGAAAAAATTTTTAGATAAAGATGATTTGATTTGTTTGGTGCGCGGCCATGATCCGAGTTATAAAGCGATGGATATCGGTCATCCTCTGTTAAAGAAATATGGAAGCTATACTGGTGGATTTTCTGACAGATGGGATTGGGACTATTCTCTCGAGGACGCAACAGTGGAAGAATTAATAACATTATTTAAATTTTGCAAAGATAATAAATGAAGATATTTTACTTGACATTTTAATTTTTATTTCTTATATTGCAGTAAATCAATCATGGGAGAGCAAAATGATAAGTAAAAAAGAATTTGAAAAAGAAGTAGAATGTATTTTGGTAGATTCTGTAATTGGTGATTGGTGTTGGAAGGGTTCTCACTCTGAGTATGAAGAAACTTTCAATAAAGATCATGCGTTAAGACTGCTATTGGATTTATATGATAAAATGACAAAAGAAGATAAGGGAGAAACTAAATGAATTGGAAGAAATACGAATCAGGTGTGACAAATCTTAAACCCGGAATGCTCGTAAAAACCAATACTGATTTTTTCGGAGATGGAAATAACACATTTCTGGCTGGTTCAGTTAATATACATTTGGGATATTGCGATGATTGTAATATGGAAGATAACGTAGTTCTTTATTGTGATGATTTTGTTGAAGTGATTAAAAATTTGATAACAGGAGAGAAAGATGGAATTTAAAAAACCAAAAAATGAAAATTATTGTGCAACTGTAGTAGAAATTAAAAACATTGTTCCTCTGTTCACCGTCAAAGGAGAAGAATGTAAAACAATAGTCGGATCATCTATTTTCGGCAATTCTGTGATTCTTGGTAGGGATGCGAAAGTTGGAGATATTGGTGTATATTTTCCAGCAGAGACAAAACTTTCTCCGGACTTTCTTAAATATAATAACCTTTACGACAAACCCGAACTTAACCATGATACTACTAAGAAAGGTTATATTTCCGAAAAAGGTAGAATAAGAGCTATTAAGTTACAGGGGAATCCTTCAAACGGTTTGTTTATGCCATTGGTTTCTGTTATGATTACTTTAGCTTATGTCGGTAAATTATCTTTTGATATTACAACGGATTCGTTCAAAGTTGGAGATACCTTTGATGAAATAAATGATGTTCCGATTTGTGAAAAATATATAGTTATTCCTCAGTATGTAAAGGGCGAAAGAAATAAAAATATGAGAAAAGTAGCACGAGTATCACGATTGCTTGATGATCAATTTAGATTCCACATAAAAGAAACAAAACATCTGGGAAAATTTATACATCTTCTATCTCCAAAAAGATTAGTCAGTTATACCTACAAGATACACGGAACATCCGCTGTTTTTTCCAAAGTACTTGTAAAGAAAAAATTATCATGGTATCAGCGATTTCTTCAAAAACTCGGAGCAGATATAGTTACGTATGAATATGATAATTTGTATGCGAGCAGAAAAGTTATAAAGAATGAATTTTCTCTTACAGAAAAAGTTCAAAATCATTTTTATAAAACAGATGTATGGAAAGATGCAAATGAAATAATTAAAGAATATTTGACCAATGGATTAACTCTGTATTGTGAGATAGCAGGATTCACAAAAACGGGGGAAATCATACAATCGTTTAAAAAAGTTCCATTTGATTATGGTTGTAAAGATAATGAATTTAGAATTTATATCTACAGAATAACTTACACAAATTTGAATGGTGATGTGTATGAATTTTCTGCTAAACAGGTTCAAAATTGGTGTAAAGAGAGAGGATTGGTTGATGGTAAAATAACTGTTGTTCCGGAATTATATTATGGAACAATTGAACAATATTATCCGTATTTTGATGGATCAGATATTGAGTTGTGGAAAATAGAATTATTAAAACAAATGAAAAAAGATTTCAACGAAAAGGATTGTTATATATGCAGAAACAAATTACCAGAAGAGGGAGTAGTTGTAAGATTTGATGATGTTAATTTCGTTGATGTTTATAAATTAAAATCTTTCAGATTTGTTCATGGAGAAACAGAAGAAAATGATAAAGGTGAAATAAATATAGAAGATATTTCATAATTTAATTTTAATTTGTTTATATTGTCATTGAATTTAAAAGTAAAATTAAAGGGGGTATAAATGAAAAACATGAAAACGGAAGAACTGAAAACTGGTATGGCTATTTGCTTTAAAGATGGAACAATTGGGCATGTTTTAAGAAATACAGAATTTGGTGATATAATTGCCGGCGGAACATGGTTTTCGATGAGAAAAGAAACATATATAAAAGATTGGTGCAGTGGATATGCAATAGATAAAATATATCAGCCACTTCTCCCAGCACATTATCTCAAAACAAATTTTGACGAGCGCAAGTTTACTGGTGATTCATCTTATGATTTAATTTGGTCTATAGAAGAAATCAACAAAGAAACTGTCATGACCATTGCCGAGATCGAAAAGAAACTTGGAATTAAAAATTTAAAAATTGTAAAAGATAATTAAGCGTTTTCTTCGTTCATCATGGTGTTGTATCTTTGAATAGTGGTTTTTATATCTGTGTCTTTGTAAATCGAAAGAATATTGTTTGAAGAGAACGATTCAAAAACAAAATCATTTAAAACATCAACAGGTATAATAATATTTTCTTCGGAATTTATTATTATATCATTTAATACCAAAGACGAAACATCCGTAAAAGTTAATTTTAGGGTCATACATTCCTGTTCATTAAAGAAAGTTTTTTCTCTGTTCAAATATGTAGTGGTATCAAACCAACTAAAATTATCAAATTTAGGATCATCTTCGTATCCATATCTCCAATTACACATACTATAATTTAGAGTTATGTTTCCAAAAGTTCCTGATACATCTAATTCAATGTTGTCTATTTTAACCGACTTTTCAAATCCGATATAAAAAGAAATATCAGAAGCGGGATCAAGTGTATGGGAATATTCTATAACAGGTTTCACTTCATAATAATAAATATTTGTTCCGCCATCTTTTAGATATTCGATATAGCTTTCTGGATAATCGTCTGCACCAGCAACCACACCAACTGGCTGCCAAAAAGGCATAACAGTTCCTACCTCATCACAGTAAATAAAATTTTTAATATTTTTTAGTATATCTATTTTCATTACATTTTCACCGCATTATGAATATTATACAAGCAGCAAATTCCACCTTGACCATCTATGTTATTCAGATATTTTAATTTTTCGTCACTTATTTCAAAATCATTTCTGATATTCAATCTGTAACATGATCCATCCATGATACCATAAGTATCAAAAAAAGTGTGCAGGGTGTTATAGGTGTTGTTATAATACACCAAATCATTAAAAACAAGTCTTCCTTCAGATTTATTGTTATATCCGATGATTGTATTATGAATAGTTTCCACACAATAGAGAACATTGTTTATTATTTCAAAGGTGTGATCCTTAAAATTTACATAAGCAACATCACCCGGATAAGCAACGGTTGTACTCTTATCAAGTTCAATTAATCCAGTTGCTTTATTTTTCCTTAAAATCAGAACTGTATCACCTGTATCAACTGTGAATGTTAGATATTCATATTTTGCATCTTCTGTTTTTGTTGGGGAAGCGAATGGAGACTGTACCTCTCTGATCATCATTTTTTTATTTGCTGTTGTGTATAATGTTCCTATAATTTTTCTGCTTTTTATTTTTATATATTCATCCTGTTGTTCAACACTGTCATTAGACAGCAAATACATCGAAATTTTTGTTGTTGGCTCTTCAATTTCGCTATCGCTTAGATTATAGGTGTAATCTATCACTCCGAGGAAAGAACGCCCGTTTTTCATCACTAAATTATTGTTGTATAGAATGTTGTATAAAGTTGAATTTGAGGAAGAAGTAACTGATCGGTAATTTATATTGTAAGAAACGATGTCGTTGACTTCACTGTAACTTATGGTAGCCAATAAATAATGAGTAGAATTACTTTTATAATAAACAAAGAATTTTTCTTCATCAGTTATATTTGTTGTTGTGTTATAAGAACTTGACCCCTCATCATATGTTACAGGAATTTTATCCGAATCTGTTCCTGTTCCCGTTATTAAAGGAAAATAATAAGGATCATCAGTGTTATAATCTGTTCTCGTTTTTACTACAATGCTATTCAAACTTCCATCAGGATTTATTATATCATAGCTCATAGATTTATAGTAATCAAAAGTATCAATATCTGATAATGTTTCCGGGACTGTTATAATTAATTCATGAGCCAGCATTGTGCTATTTTCGGATGTCGTGTTGTCTGATACCAGTGTTCTAACAAATCCTTCAGTTGATTCATCCAAAACACCATAAACAGATTTTCTCGTATCTGGCATATCGACCAAGTTGTATGAATATCCCAAATATTTATTATCAATATCTCTTGCATCTCTGGTTGAAATTATAAAGTTTTTCGGTAGAGACAAAAAGTAAGTATCCAAAATATTTGTCTTGTTCGTTAAAATTGAAAAATCAACATTCACATCAACACTTTTGACCTTAGAATCTTCCATAATAAGAGATTTAAAATCTTCTTCTCTAAAAGTTGAATTAAGACCTTCTATATCTTGCCCATATTCTAAAAAAGTTGGAAGATTATCAATGTTGTATTGATTGATGTTATAACTTTTATTAGCAAATTCAATGTAAGGATAAATATCCATATACAAATAAGTTGGAGAAATTATAACCCTGTTTGTTGAAATTATGAAATTATCTTCGTAGTTAGCCAATAAACTTTCTATAACAGCATCACTATAGGTTATGTTGTTAATGTATTCATACGGTAAAGTTTGACCATTTGTGATCACATCAGCTATAACATTATTCGTGGTGTAAATATCATCGGGAACAATGCTGATATAAATATTTCCGAGTTTATAAAAATTTTCGATATTTTCTGTACTGTACATATCTATAATAGAAAAGTATCTTATATCGGTATCTACCAATTTTTTCAGTAAAGCATCATAATCTTTTGCTGTTACAAGACGATTTTTAGTTGAATAATATCTGGGAGCATTTGATTTTATTTCTTCTATGGTTTCTCTGCTTCTTCCGCCATAAGAAAATAGGGTATCTGTTATTGTTATATCATCAAGAGCGGGAACAGGGGTATAACCAGTTAATGTTAAATCTGTTTCTTCGTTTCCATTTGATCCTTCTGAAACATAATAAACAACTGCAACTTCTGTATCTGTTGCTACGCTTGCACCAATAACACCATTTCCAAATTCAATGTAAAGTCTGCCTTCTTTTTCTGTGTCCTCTGAAATAAAGAAAACTTCATCAGTAGAGGATGGAATAGCATCAAATGAATTATAATTTTCATAAAGTGTTCCACCAACCGTTACTGTTATTTCTTCTTCTGCAATTTTATCACTATCAATATAAATTTTTAAAGATGACGGAAGTTTTGTTTTAATTGTTCGTTGTTCAACCTGTTTTGCTTGAAAAGGAACTGAATATAAATTTGTTCCAATTTCATATTCTGAAAGGTCTGTTATTGCTATGTCATCTACAACAAAATTTAAACCGGTAACTGATCCAGCGAGTTTTATTCCAGTCATCGAAAGTGTTGCTGATGTTATACTTATTTTAAAATTTCCACTGATTGTTGCTGGGATAATTTTCTTAGTTGTATAACCAAGTCGCTGTGCATTTGAAACAGCGATAGAACGATCATTGACGGCGGATAGAGTTAAATTCTTTGCTACAGTAGTTAATTGATAACTCATATACATATTTAAAATAGAAAGAGTTTCTACAATATAATTAAAATTACTACCATCGGTGTAGGTTATATCATACTTATCTTTTAAATATTGTTTTATTTGTTCCCTGATATCACTATGTTTCAACAGCGACAAATTTAAAGATATATCAGACATTTATGTTCCTCTTTTTATTTGTGTTATATATTATTCAGGAAATCCGCTACATCATCTAAAGTATTAAATATGTTTTTGCATCCATTTCTATCCAACAAATCTTCTATTGCTCCGAATGATTTAATTTGAGCTTTATTAAATTCTTTGTCATCGTACTCCGCGAGCCAACAGAATATAGTAGTTTCTGGATTTATCATAGCACTTTCTACTAATTCAGCAATAGAATAAAATCCGGTAATATTGGGGGTAATTACATAAAGATGAAATTTACAAATTGTTTTTTGTCTTTCTTCTTCTTTCATGGCTTCGTTATCCCAGTCATCAACCACAGGATTAAAATAATCTATATCCAACATCGGCATCAGTTCATCTCTCCAAGTTGAATCATTGCAAGTACCACCAAGAAAAACTTTATATTCTTGTTCTATTGGGTCTTTTTCTTCTTCTATTAAATATTCGTGATAGCTTTCGTTAATTTGCATTTTTATCCTCAACAAAATAAGTATCGTATAATTGTTCCGCTATATATGGTATTCTTTTTCCTGAATTATATAGATCATTCGCAACTTTATAGATATCATAACACTCTTTGCATTTTTGTTTCACTTCATTTATTATGTTATCATATTCTTTGAATGATTTTTCTGATACTTTTCTTTCATTCATTATGATATCTATTATGGCTGAATTAATTCTTTCTTTGAATGCTTCGGTGTGAGATACTTTTTTTCCAAAGAAATCTTTATATTCAAGATTGGTGTTTTCGTTTAATACAAATTCTTCATAGCTTTCGTTTAGTAATGGCATTTATTTCTCTCTTTTCAAATTTACTATTCTTTCGCCTTTTAACCACCGATCAATTGTTTTTAATTCTGATTCAATGTCATCTTTGTACATTATAGAAACACTGTTTTCTCCAGATTTAACGAGAGATTTAGCAAAGAGCAAGGCATCTTTATAATTTGTCTTTCTAAGTGCTCCTCGAGTGTATGTTACTATGTAATATCCAGAAAGATCATTTATATATTTCCTGTTCGGATTTTCTTCTCTGTCTCTATTTCTAACCGCTTTATTGTATTGATAGTTTTTGTCTTTTGCATCACCTTCTATATCAGATTCATTCAAGTAAGTTCCGGGACTTTTTCTATCAAAGTTTTCTTCCAAATTTTCCGTTTCTGTTTCTTCCTTATCAGGTTGACTATAAGTATCATCATTATCTTTTATAGAAACATTTCCGAAGTGTTTTTTCTCAATATATTTCTTTGCTGCTTTATGAGTTCTGAACCATCTTACTTTTTCTTCTTCCGGACCAGCACACCATTTATCATATTTACATAGAACTGTGTTATCGGAATTTGAAGTTACATAGAAATTCTGAAATTCTGTGGATTCGTCTAAATCATTAAAAGTCACTTCCTTTTCTTCTGATTCATTTTCATTTCTCCAATTTTCATAGAAATCACCCATTGAAGTAACCACAAAAATTTCATTTTCCGTATCATATAATATGGTCAAGTCATAAGTATCTCCCATATTAACATAAAGAGCTATTGTGTTATACCAATATTTATTCACATAAGCATCTTCATCTTGCAAAGGTTCAACTCCATAACCACCAAACAATTCATTGGCTTCTTTCATTTTTTTATCAACATATTCATAGGTGTTGTCATCATTCTCATTTGCATCCATGATCCACTTTTCCCATTCAGCGACTTCAACTTCATCATTTTCAACTATGATATTCTGATAGTTTTCCATTAGTATTTGTTCGTTTGTTTTCATTTTTTATCCTTAATTTTTTAAATAAAATCTTGTATTGGTTTCTATGGTACTTTGTGGTGTTGTAAGTATCAGTTTAATGTTTAATACATCGTCTTGAATGTTTACAGTAGAAGAAACATTACTAACATATTTACAGTTCGTGGTTATTACCTCTTTAATTATTTTCTGGATGATCGAAATTATTCCCGGCGATAATGGAGCAAATAAATAATCATACAATACCGTTCCGAAATAAGGAGTATGTAATTTGCTGAACATCATAGTTCCCAAAATATTTTTAACTTCCTCAGTAACAGCATAATCAAAAGACAACAAATAGGTGTCTTTTCCTGTTCCCGTGAAATTTTTTGGAATATCAATCAGCACGTTAATTTCCTTTTCTTATTATTTATAAAACTTTTCGTATAAATCCAGTGCATCCTGTTCATCTACTAAACCGGCTTCTATTAAAATTGTGTAATATTGCGGATTACCTGACAGATGATCTAAAGAAATTTTGGTTCTTTCTGATATTATTTCTGAATGTTCCCTTTCTACTAATATTCCAATTTCAAGTTGTCTTGGATCAGCTTTCTCTTTTGTGAATTTTTTCTCTTTGCTGTGACCCGATGTCATGAGATTTTCTTTCAACAAAATATTAAATTGATTTTTTAGATTCATTTTAAACACCAATATTTTCAATGTTTACAACACAATAAACTTTATTAGTGCCATCCACTGTGTTAAATGTTAGACTATCTGCACTATTGTCTATACCAATAAATATCCCCAAGTATTCGTCCACAAAATTATCATATCTAAATGTTGCTTGACCAGTTATGTTATAAAAATATGGGGTTGTGTCTGTAAAAGTGTCAGTTATTTCGTCCCATTCATTTACTATAAAAGATGGATAATATGCTGTTGCTGTTGGTATTGGTTCTGCCGCCTGCAAAACCGTAATGCTTGAATGGTGTATTAATTTGGGTGTTCCTCCGCCATCACTTTTTCCTCTAATCATTTTAACATAGGGTGTGAAAGCCACTTCAACAGCAGCGGGGTCAATTGATAAATTGAAATGTAATGAATATGTTAATCTGTACCATCCAGTTTTGTTTATTTTAAGAACCGTGTTGTGTGCTGTGTTAATTGCATCAATTCCGAATAAATTCTCTGGAGCAGCACCGGTGTTTGTGTCAATTGCCACAAATGTACTATCGTCTTCTTTAAAATATGTAGAACCACCAGATAATGTTACAGTCCCGTTGTGAATTATATTATATAATTCTGATGTTGTTAAATCTGATGCATCGGTATATACAATTGTGGCAACATTGTTATTGTATGAACCTGTGATGATTTCCATTATTTGATTTTCATATTCTCTAAAGCCAGACATTGCCAACACCTTTACAGAACTATCATTAGACGAATCTTCCGTTATACAATCTGTTGTCAAAAATTGAGAATAATTTTGATTTTCTTCTAATACTTTATGTGAGTCTAAAACATCATTATCACCAATATCAATTTTTTCTTCCGTTATATCAGGAGAAATTTTAATTGAGTTATTAGAATCTGTTTGTGTTGTTGTTTTTATTGCTTTACTCATTATATTTTACCTTATAGAATTTTTTTGAATTGAATTGACACATTAGTTTTTGGGATTAATTTGTCTATATTAGCTTTGTTGGGAACATAACCATTAAAAACCATTGTGTCTGGTTTATCTCCGTTTGAGGCGTGTGTTGGGAATAAATTGGTTTGTCCAGCCAATATAATATTAGAATACAACGGTTGAATAACATAAAACTTAGAACTATCTAATTCCGGTAGTGTTAAAAAGGTATATTGAGAGCTAATATTGGTTTTATACCAATCTTCCGGATTTTCTTGAGATGGTAAAGTTGTCATATCTATTTCAGAATCATCATAATTCCAATAAGTTTTTATTATATCGTATTTATTAGTTGTTGTATCACAAACATAAACCATATATCCAGTTGTAACTACTTTTTTAAATGGTAATAAATTCCAATTGTATTCTGATGTTCTTTTTAACGAATGATTGACATTAAACAAAATTTGATAAGTTCCAAAAGGAACTCTCATTGCGCCGTTGTGGGGTTTATTATAATAATTTGCCACTTTAGTCCACAGTCTAACATCAAATTCTTTTGGTGTGCTTGTTAAACCTGATTGAGGTGTGTACGAATTACTTCCCATTTGAGTAAATTTTTCTATAGAATTATTATATATTTTCAAATCAAAATATCGATGTCCTGTGTATTCCGAGTCTATTACATCTACATAATGCGCATAAATATCCATGCCGTCATAAAAATAATCTACAATGTTCCAAATCGGATATCTATTTGGATGCCAAGTATAAGGATATAATGGGTACTCTTTAGCTAATGTTTTTTTATTTGTTGAATATTGAACACTGTGGTCATAATCTGACGGAAGCTGTGAACCATTTCTATATGCACCAGTTAATTTTCTTTGAAAATTTTCCATCCATAATCTCATTCCATCGGTTTTTCCGTATTGGGCTGCTACGGTGCTATTAACATTATTTGACTTACGTATTTCAATATTTATACAACCGCCGGTTGCGGTATCAACAAACGGTCTAGCATCATATAAAAAGAACCAAGGAACATATAATCTCGTTCCGCAACACATATAATTGGTATAATAATCATCGTTTATGTTATACCCAAACGATTCATTTGTTTCGCTTTGGGCGTGGGTTCTTGCTTCTTCTCTATAAGTATAAAATCGAGAACTTAAATATTCACAGCTAGGGACAGAATAAATACCTTCTACATCTTCTGAGCTTTTATATATATTTTTTGTTGATAATATGTTGTTGTTTATATTTGTGTCAAATATTTTATAATACGATTTTTCGTTTATTGTATATGATGCTACGATATAAAAACCATCGTAATCTCCTAAAGTTTTTATCAATGTACCGTTTCCTGCGGATAAAAATGTTCCAGAATTATATATCACGGAATCATAATCATTTTGATTTGCCATATTATATATTATATAAGAATATGGAATTTGAATCGCTAATACACCGTTATTGTGATATTCTATCAAATTTTCAGCATAAAGGAGTTGAGAATATATCCACACTTCTTTTAAATACCAATCTGTTGTATAACTATCTGTTCCAATTTTCATGTATCTGTTGACATTAGTTTTGTCAAAATTAAAAATCGGGGTTGTTGATGTTATCTCTTGTATAAGCACACCATTTTTGAAGATTTTAAACTGATTATAATATGTTCCGAAAAGGCCTTTTTCTAAACAACCAATAGATATGGTAATGGGAGTATCTATATCCGTAACACTTATTATAGCGTTTGTTGTTTCGAGAATTTCTTCTGCTGTGCTAGGACTTTTGTTTGATATATTTATCTTATTCGTTGCTCCAGATATCCAAACTTTCATATAATGGTCGTCTGTTCCATTATTTTTATCAAATAAAACATATTCTTTATCAATTTCGCTTACCATTATTTTAAACGATATGGTGTGTCGTCTGGTGGCAAAGCTGGGGTAAGTGGCGTCATAAGCATCTGTTCCACAATCTATATAATAATCGTTGGTCGCATCAAAAAAGAAATAATTATCGTGAAGGATATCGTTTAAATTATTATCTATTACGGAGTTTGTTATACCACGACCACCAACGAATAAATTTACACCATCATTACTATTATTTTTATAAATTTTGCTCATTTATTATGCTTCCTCAAAATGTTGTATCGAAATTTCGTTGTCCGAACACCCAATACCAAGTTCAACACCAAATAAATCAGTAGAAGAGCCAGTGACAGATAGCAATAAGTTCTGAATATATAATTTATTACACGTACATGTAGTTAAATAAATTCCTTTTCCAGTTGGTGTACCGCCTTCTCCATAATCGGAAAACTGAAAGAAATGAATATCACATTCATCACAATTGTTTATTTTAACAGGATTGGTAAATCTAAAATCCCCGTCCAATTTACAATTTTTTAAACTACAGTTTTTGGCGTATTCTAATAAAATCATGTTAATGGCATTGTTGGCATTTGTTGTAGATGTGAATAAAACATTTTCTATGTTAACATTTTTAATTAAATTTGCTTCGCCAGATGCGCCTTTTACGTTTAATGTGAAAGTAAGTGTATCTATACTATAACCATTTCCCATAATTGTAACATTACTCGGAATACTTACATTGGTTGTTAATGCTGTATTATTCGTTAAATAAATAATTCTGCTGTTTCCAAAAGAACTGTTATCATTCGCTATGCTCGCTATCGCCAAATTTAATGTGTTATATTGCCCATATTCTCCGACTGTGATTATGTATTTTCCACTTGACAGATAAACTTTGTCTTTCCCGTCTGTTGTGTAATAATAATCATTTGCATCAGTATCATAAGTAAAAATTTCTGAACTGGAATTATTATTTCTTATGAAACTCGAAGCATCCATATTACCAAAATAAGCTACGGTATTGCATAAAATTTTCCATTCTGCCGTATCAGTGGTGGTTATTTTTACTCTGAGTTGCTCTGTTCCTCCACCAATGACCGCCACATCAGATATATCATAAACTTTCGTTGTTTGAATATATACCATATTAGCAGCCGCACCATCTAAATCATAAGAATTAACATAATCCGTAGAAATTTCTTCTGATACAGTATCAAGTTCCGTAACTTCAGTCCAAGTATTGAGAGCACTGTAATATTCAAGGGTTATATCCAAATTTTCCGAATCAAGACTTTTAATAAAGAATACAGATAAATTAAATCTTCCATCATTTGCTAATCTTTCTGCATCTGTGAAAGAAATAAATTGAGCAACACTTCTTTCTGTTGCTGGAGCAGTTCTCATTAAAGCAAAAGAATTGTCTGTATAAAATTTATATTTATCTGCTTCTGTTTTAACGCCAACATAATCCCATCCACTTTGGGTGTCATCTGTATTTAAATCCGGATCAAACCAATTTCCGAGTAGGGTATCTGCGCCATAAGCCAATTTATTTTTGAAATAATTATTTTTCAAAAAATTGCTATATCCGAATTTATCTAAATTTTTCAAAACCTCATTGAGGTTTGATCTTATATTGTTTATCGTTGTAGTTTGCTCCATTTCGTATCTTTTCATAAAGCTTTCCTGTTTTGTTTTCTTTTATTTATAATATAATCTGAATATTCATGTTTCCCGCTGGAGCTATTTTATTGATATTGGTTAGATAGATTAAATCCCTGTCTGATCCATTGATGTAAAATACTCCAATTTGTCTTATATCTGTATCAGTTAAAGTTATCCACGCGTCAGTTCCATTCCACATTTTCAAAGTTCCGGAATCAATCCATAAATCAAATTCGTCGGGAGCAAGTGGCTCATTTTCTGGGATAAATAAATTAAAATTAAGTAAAAGTTTATTCAAATTATTTTCTTTTATCGCGCCCCAAGTTGATCCATTTCCGTAAGCCAATGCAGTATAAACCGAATCGTCAATATACATTCCGTTTGTTCCACTTATTGTTCTATTGCTTTCATTCGCTAAACTCGAAAAATAAACGGTGGCTTTGCACGATTCAATAAAATCCCAGTGATGAAAATTCGTATAATCAAATGTATCTTCTGCCGATGTAGGGATAAATAAACTGTCCAACATGAAATTATCAACGGTATAGGTATAATCAATTCCCGGAGGACTGTTATCATTCACCATTTCGGTTAATAAATCTATAACATAATCGGGATAAATTTCATAAACATTTTCGTAAACATTATTTGTAGCTAATAAAACCTTTTCGCCTTTTTGGGTTGAGTAGTAGAATTTTAACATTTTGACATCATTGAAATCTATCACGGTGTCATAAGTTATATTTCTAATTAAAACCGCATTGCTTGTACTGTCAACCACATCAAATCTTCTATTTTGAATATTGATTGATCCTTGATTTATTTGTGAAAATATGCTGTCAGGAACATCTACAATTTTTATGCTTGTGTTGTCTTTTGAATTTTCCAAAAGAGTTAAATTTTCAAATCCATAAACGGGATTGGTTGTTCCGGAAGAAGAAAGATGAACAGTTTTATTTGCATAGTAGAAATGACTATCTGAATTTTTGTATCTGATCGGAAGAATTAAATCATCTGGATCATCAAAGTTTATTTTTGTAAATCCAGCGTCATATTTGTATATATCAACAACATAAGAATCATCAGAAACAATTAAATTTTTTGAAAAATCAGTATAAGAAACTCCATCAGGAAAATCTACAGTAACATCGGTTGATAGATTTTCAATGAGCATCCACTTTGAATTTATTCTTAAAATTTTCCAAAGGTGACTATCATCATTTGGGGTCTGCGCCACATCATCCGTACCATTTTCATTAAATAATTTAGCATATAATTCTTCTCCACTTACATCTTTATTAACGTATGTAAGTAATTCATCAGAAACCAAAGTAGCGGTGTCTATTCCAATCAGAACACATGATCCCCATGAAGTGTTGGCTCTGTTTAAAAATCCGATATAAAGATTACTTTGGATCAGTTTTAAATAATTTAAATTGTTTATACTATCAATTCGAGTTCCGTTAACGAAAGTTTGGTTATTCAATTTTATACTCCTTTTATTTTGGACTTGGTGGTACTGGATTTGGTATAATTTTATTTATGTTTGTGGGATTTGTTTGGCTATAACTTATATCAAATGATACAATATCTGATTTAGCATACACTATAGGATTTTCTGGATCAGAATCATCTTCTGCTATACTTTGAATATAGATTTTATCATATGTCGTGTTTGGAAGGGGCGAAGTCATTAGTTTTACATTTACATTATCATATGGATGAACATCAAAATCAACCAATAAATATTCTATATCAAATGCATAATAATTATATAAATCGGCGTACACCCCACCATCGCCATCATTAAAAATTTGCGAACTGTCAACATAATTTATAATTTGTGTTGCATTTGTTACAGGTTCATATCCATTAAAAATATAAACCGGAGGATTGATTGTTGGAAGAGTTCTTTCATCTTCTCCTGTCATCAATCGGCTTATAACATTTTCTACTTTATCTAAGCCAGCATCATAACCTCCAAATGTCAAATAGGAATAGAATCCTGCGATGTTCATTGTTCCTGTCTGTAAACCAAAAGGAACTAAATTTTCCATCTCAACATTTCCATATCTTTTTATGTTACATAATTCGTTTAAAACTCTATCCCTTTTAGAAGCTAAGATGTCAATGTAGCAGTTATCATTCTTTAAATTGAATGTATTATTTTCCGCATAACCATAAGGAATTATACCAGAGGTTTCATAATAGTAATCTATCCATCCGTGAGGGCAAATAACGGGTTTAAGGCAAACATCGTAAACTGTTTTAGGAATATCGCAAGTTATCGAAAAAACAAAATTCGTATCACACTGAGTATCCGAATCATTTATTTCACAAATTAATTCAGAAGCAGATAAATTTTCCGATGCAGATAAAGTTAAATCATAATACTTGATCAGATAGAAGAATTTAATAATGAAATACATATAAGTTTTTGTTCCTTTCAGTTTTTGAAATTCTGGTAAAAAACTTAAAAACATTTTTCTATAAGTTTCCGTTGCTACTAATCGGTTAAAACATTCTTCATCTGTTTCGATCACATTCATATAATTATTTTGTGTATAATTCTCTAAAGTTATTTCATTTGTTGACGCGGTTTCAGTTGCAGACCAAATGAAATTATCTTTGGTCACATAAAATGTTCCGGTATAAGTTGGTAGAGTTGTCTCATCTACCGTTATAACATTACCAACAACACTTGCTACGGTATATAATCCGTCTTTTGTATCATCAAGTAATCCATAGACTTTAATGATATCACCATCGGATAAAGTTTTTGTTGTTTCTACATATTTTGAAGTATTTTCAAAAAAATAATTATAAAGATCATAGATATCGTTAGCATACATCTTTATCCACTCAAGTTCCAAATCTTTTGAAACTGTAAGATTTACATTTGTTTCATCAATGTAATATTTATTTGTATCAGGATTAAATCTATATTTATCATAGACAATATCAAGGAAGCTTTTATTTTCAAAGATGTATGAAATATCTTGAAGATTGTTTAGATTTAAAATTTTTCTGTATAAGTTGAGTGTAGTGTTACTCACTTTTACCCCTTCTTGTTTTCCTTTATTTATAAAAATTTAATCTTTTTCCTTGACATTGGATCAAAATTGTGTTATATTTCCCATGTTGAATTTGAAATGGAGAATTAAAATGGATTCAGGATTAAAAGTATATATAGCATTCCCTATTCAAAAAGAAATCATACAAAAAGAATACAAAACCTGCGAAATTCATGAAGATAAAATATATAATGATGATGAAACCTATTGTTGTTTGTGCGGATCAAAATTAGTATTGAAAATAAGAAACAGACAAGAGTATAAAGATATATCAGACTTACTTGGAGAGGATGATATTTTTCAAGAGGATTTTGATATAGATAATAATATCCACGCAATATGGTCTAATTATTGCCCGGTTTTGAAAGTATGTGAAGTTGGGTATGATAAGGAATATATAGAAATAACACCATCTCTTATAGAAGAAGCAATTAACAAATTCAAATCTCATCACAAGAAGCATATAGAAAAACTTGAGAAAGTTCTGAATCAGAAACTTGAAGTTAAATTCGGATATTTTGAATAAAAGGAGAAGTAGATGAAAGTGATATTAACGCGCGGAATACAGGCTTCGGGAAAAAGTTTTTGGGCTAAACAATTCATTCTTGATAACCCCACATATAGGAGAGTGAATAGGGATGAGATCAGAAAAATGGTCAACGGATATATTTTTTCAGATCAAAATGAGAAACAAGTTACGGTAATTGAACGAACAATAGTAAGACAATTTCTTTTTGATGGTTACAATGTTATAATTGATGCTATGCACCTCGATAAAAAATATATTGAAACATGGAAACAATTTATTCAGAAGTTGAAAGATGATTTTAATTTTGATATTGATGAAATAGAAATAAAAGAATTTCCGATATCACTCAACCAAGCAATAGAACGAGATAAAAATAGACCAGATTCTTTGGGTGAAAAGATATTAAAGAAAACTTGGAGAAAGCATGAACTTGTTCTAAGAGAAATGATGGAAACGGCTAAACCAAAATACGAAGAAGATATAAATTTGCCACATTGCCTTATAGTAGATATTGACGGAACACTTGCCAATTCAAAAGGCAGACGGTCTATGTACGATGAAACTAAAGTTGGTCAAGATGAAGTTATTCCACAAGTCAGAGAAGTCGTTAATCTCTTTTATGATACACAAAGATTGAAAGTATTTATTTTCTCTGGAAGGAAAGATTCTTGTAGAGAACAAACAGAAGAATGGTTAAGAGCAAATACTGTCAGATATAACAAAGTAATTATGAGAAAAGCTGATGATAACAGAAATGATACAATTATTAAATCCGAAATGTTTGAAGAACATATCAGAGGGAAATATTATTGTGATTTTGTAATTGATGATAGACATTCTGTGCTTGAAATGTGGAAAAATAAAGGATTGTTCACCTTTAATGTGAATAGTGATCCTCTGGCAGAAAATAAATTTTAAATTGGAGAAATAAAATGAATTATCGACCAACCAAACCCATAACAGAATTAATACTCGCAGTTATATCTTTTTTGCTGATGACTATAATAGCGGGTTTACTCACAAAATTTCTATGGAACAGTTGTCTCATTCCCGTGGTCAATGGAATAAATGAAATTACTTTTTGGCAAGCTATTGGATTAGATATTTTATTCGGACTACTCATCCGATCAAAAAATATGAAAAATAAAATAAGAGGAAATAAATGATGATAAACAAATGTAAAATATGTGGAAATGATCCAAAAATGATATCAAGTTATCCCTCATCTTACACCAACGGTATCCATAAAATGTTTTGTTCCTGTGGTAATCATGTGATATCAGAAAAAAGTATATACACAGCCAAAATAGAATGGAATAAGGAGAATCCGAAAGCGAAGAAAGAAGTTTTAAAAGAAGAAATTCCACCAAAGAAAAATAAAGGCAGACTACCAAGTTTTAAGTATATACTCAACAAAATAAATGACAAATAATTTAGCATTTGATAAGTTGATCCTTTCAAAACAAAATGATTTAAAATTGAATAGTTATTTTGGTGGAGGATGGTATCAATCTGTAGAGGATAAAGAAAATGGATTATATTGCTACCGTGATCACATTTTTCTAATCACAAAAAGTTTTTATGAATCAAAAGAAACCGGAGATTTTGTTGAAATTACAGTAACAAAATCTCCAAAAATTAAATGGATAAGATAGTTAAAACGGTATGAAATCTCCGTCTCTGTCTATTGCTCCACCATTCTCCCTTTCTTTTATTTCATCAGCCATTAATTTAAAAATATCAAATTCATAAGGAATTTTATCTTCATCCTTTATGTTCATGTTCTTCATTATTCTTTCTTGAACTGCTTCAGAATCATCTCTTGTCATTATTTCAAGAATATCCTGAGTAGTCAATATTGATTTTTCAGTTTCAATGCAATTCTTATTTAAAATCTTCTGAAATAGAACATGATGATTATTTAAAATATTTGTATCACCCAAAATATTTTGAAGCATTATATCATCTTGGAGAGTCAAAAAATACAAAGCAGCAATAGTACTCATAACTTCATCATCTGGTTCATCTCCATCCCCAGCATAACTTGTTTTCTTTTTGACGAAATGTCCCAACTGAGAAATGAGAGATATATCATATATTTCTATATTTTTGTTATCTGCAATTAATTTAAAATTTTCGCAACCCAATTTTTTACTTTTTTGCGTTGTTCTAAATCCGGCAAGCGTGGTGTTATCCCAATATAAATTTTCATATCCCATATCCTCAAGAACCCTGTTTGCTTCTCTTCCTGCCCCTTCATTGTTCTCCGTGAAGATATAAGCATTATTATAGTAAGTTCCCACAGCATAAGCGATATAGGGTATTTCCCTGTAAGATATTCCTTCTGATATGTTTATTATACAACATTGTTTAAAAGGAATACTCGTGACATCGTATATTGTTAGGGCAGTTGAATCCCCCGTTCCGTCTTGAATGTTTGTGGAACTATCGATCCCCATAACATAACGGTGTTTTAATTCTTTCAATCTATACATTCTTAAATATTTTTTATAATCCGCCAATTTTTTTAATTCCGAAGAATATAAAACATCAACATTCAATGGAAGCATACTTATATCACTAAACCAATTTAAAGTGTCGGCTCGCAATAGTGCGCCGGTTGTACTATCAAACTTACAATTATATTCTCGTTCAAACTTTTCCATTGCCCCAGCTGATCCAACTTCATCAGACAGCAGTTTTAAAGTTTGTTCTTTCCAAGAGGCATCTCGCCCCGGAACCATATCCCATGTAACCAACCAAGGAATAAAATTGTTGTATTCTTTATCATCTTTTGGTTTATTGGCTCTATACCAATAATTATGAAAATGGTTTCTTCCGTTTGGTGTACCGACCATAATAACTTTTGATTCGGGGTCAACCGTTATTGTTGGTAAAGCATTTTGAGAAAAATCTCTCCAACCCTTTATGTGTGCGGCCTCATCCAGAAGAAGTATATTTCCAGTTTTGCCTCGTGGATTAGTTGTTACAATGATTTTGCAACCATTATCAAATTCGATAGTAGTTTTATTCCATTCAACTACTCCCGGCTGAATTGCATAGGGCAGATTTTGAAATGCTACCTTTATTTTATCTAATACATCCTTTGCACTGTCTTTATCTTTACTTACAATAAGAATAGTTTTATCGTCATTATATAGAACATACCACGAACAAAACAAGGAAACAACAGTACTGTTATGACTTAATAAACCATTTGTATAATATTTTTGATTTTCAACATTCAGAAGATCATACATCGGTTTCTTTGTTTCGTGATAAATTATTTCAACAACTTCATCCAAACCTTTCTTCGTTCTTAAAAAATCTCCAACTTTTAAATCTTTCGCAAAAATATTTTTTTGTGAACTATTAATTAGAATATGATTGTCTGCACAACATAGGGTATGATTTTTTGTTCTTATTTCAATTTTTTTAAATGGAATAGTTTTTCCAATTCCATCAAAGCTTTTCCACCCGGTATCAGTGAAAACTTCAAAATTATTGTTTTCTATGGCTTCAACGAATTTATTATCTTTGTTGAATTTTTTTCTTGTTTTATTACTATGAACTAACCTATCAAATAGTTTTCCTATTTTTATAAATTTTTCTTCTAAAGTTTTTTTATCTCTTATAATAACATTTGAATCATAGACCACACATTTTCCTGACTGCCTACTTTGAAGTATAATATTAAATCTTTCATCAACCAAACTCGGCAAAATATCTTCCTGATAGTCATATAATTCAATCAGTTTTTTTCCTTTTCTCGGATGAACATGATAGAAATAATTTTTTGCATAATACAGTATATCCTTTGAACATTTATTATCCTCTGCAATCATTTCATCAGTCCAATTAATGCTGACATTAGATGCTTTTACGCCGGGCATACCAATATAATTTTTTATTTTTTTACCGTTTGAATCAAAATCAACATCCAATATAGTTCGGTTTCTTATGACCATTCCCATTATTGTATTTCCTCTGCTGTTCCTATTTCTACGCCACTTTCCTGTATTGCCCTTCTTGACATTTCTCTCATAGTTTTTGTATCGGTAGCAAAAAGAAATGTGTTGTTCTGAACTCCGGGTTTTGGATTATTTTTTGCTGTTTCTATTTTATTTTTTTTATTTTCAATTATTCTATCGTGCATTTCTAATAAAAATTTTTCGTGTTCTCTTATTTCTTTTAAAAGCTGTGTGCAATTTGCTATCATAATTGGTTTGATCACACCAGCACCATCAAAAGGAAGATTTTTCAGAACACCCTTTAATATGTTGATGGCTGCGAGAATATTTTCCCTTATAGAAATATAATCATTGATGATATCATCCTCTGAGAAAGGAGACTTTTCGCTTATATCTAATTCATTTTTAAAAGTTGATACAACCGCCGGAAGATTCTGTTTCATTTTCTGAATATGTAAATCTAAATCCATATCATCTGCACTGACATCAATTCCTGTTTTCAGGATATCAGTTATATCATTATTTAATTTTGTTATAGCGGCTATTTCTTTTAGATTTTCTTCAGTTTCATTTATTTCTAATTTTGTGCCAGAATTTTTGCCAGCCATTTTTTTTGATCTCCTGTTTAATTTCCTCTACGGGTGTGCCAAATTCATAAAGAACTGATCCATCCTTGTTCGAATAAAATATGATGTGACAATTGACGAAGCTATACATATCTTCCATATTTGCATCATTACAATCAATGTGAATTATTTCATTTAATTGTTTATGTACAAAACCATCGGGATTATACCAATGTCTTTTAGAAGGATGTTTTTCTTTTAATTCTTTTAAATGTTCTTCTCTTTTATCTATAACAAATTCTTCATAGTAAGCCTGATCCGTTAGTAATTCTCTTTTTATTGTGAAATTATATACTTCTGGAATATTTTCAGAATAAAGAAGTTGCCCATTTGGGTGTCGTATTTCTGATATTATTTGATAACTCGTTGCTTGATTTTCCATCCCAAAACCTCCATCGTTTTATTTTATTTATAAAATTGTGAAGATTTTACTTGACATTTGAATTTTTATTTCGTAAATTTGTTGGTATAAATTAAATGGGAGAGAAAGAAAATGAAATCAAAAAATACATATACCAGAGAAGAATTGATGAACATTTGTGAGAATGCTGTAGTTCATCACACTAAATGGAGTGATAGAGATAGTTATTCTGCACAGGTAATGATTGCGAGTGTTTATGAAGGATTATCTGCTGGTTTTGATTTTGTTATAGGAAAGGATACCAACGATAAAATAATATACATTGAATTTAAAAATATAGATATGGAGAAATTGAAAGATGCGAGATATTTGAGTATATCAAGTCGAGAAGAATATTTTGAAGAATGTGATCCAAACTATGATACCGAAATGTTTGTTGGTTATGGAATAGAATTTAATTCATCTTACCACTGTGGTTATATGCCAACTCAAAAGAGATTGGAAGAAGTTGATGGAGATGATTGGTATTAAATCGAAAAGGAGAGAATAAAAATGAAGGTAATAAAAGTAGAATACTCAGAAGATAAAAAAGTCGCAGAGGTTACTTTACAAAGGGATAATGGTGAAGAATGGAAAGCTACGAGATTTTATAATGGAACATGGATAGCACCCGATGATGTAGCGGAAGGATTGGAAAAATTATATATAGTATATTGCACCACTGAATATATTAAACACAGAATGAAAGTTATACGAGATAATGGTCATTATGGAATTACAATAGGAGAATAAAATGACTACACCGATTAAATTATTAAAAATTGATGAACTATCAAACGGAACAGAACGATTTCGGTCACAGATGGCACATAGTGGTGTGGCAGATTTTATAAGAGGAAAAGATGGAACGATGGCGTGTTGGACTATGGGAAGAAAGGGAATAAATTTTTATCACTATAAAGAACCGTATGAAATTGTTTCAACTATAAACGAATTAATTGATCAAGTTCTTTAAAAATTTTAGTAGGAGAATAAAATGAAACTATCAGAAAAACAAAAGAAAACATAAAAATGATTACTTGTTACCTAATGGGAATAGCTTTCGGTTATTGGTTTGGTGTGATTATGTTTTTTAGGAATTTGTAATATGGATTTGATGACAGAAATAAATAGTATAATTGGGGAGAAGCACCGGTGTGAGGGCAGAGTCGGCCTCAAGATGGATAAATTTGAATCCAAAATTTATACCGCCTGTCTTAAATTTGTTTATGAGAACAAACAATGGGATCACCGTGATGATGTTATATGTGATAAAAATGCTGAAATAGAAAGATTGAGAGAAAAAATTGCTCAGTTGAAAAAGAAAAAATCGTGGTTTGGGTGGTTTAAAAAATGATAAAAATAAAATAA